TCAGTCCTCCTGCCATCTCCAGGATGGCCAATAATATCCCTGACCGAAGCGCGCGCCAGCATGAAGCGCGCATATACGGTCCCTTTCTGTTTCAATGCCTTCAATAAGCACATTCGCAGCAATTTTTGAACAAAGGGTGACCAGCTGTGTCAGCGCCGGTGTTGCACGTAAACGCCAGAAAGCGATCTTATCGATTTTTATTCCGCTTAACGGCAGGCGGCAGGATAAAAATGCGTGCCCTGACGCTTCATCAATATCATCCAGCCAGATCCGGTGTCCTCGCGCGGTCAACTGCTGAAGCGCACAACTCACCCTCAGACGCGCCGGGTCTGAGAGTGTAAAGAACGAGGCAGGCTCCACGAGTTCAATGTTCAGCGGTGGGCTGTTAAGTTGCAGTAAACGCTGGAACATTTCCGGTATGGTCAGAACGGTTATCGGCAAATTTATGAAAAGGTTGTCACAGGGGAAGGGGTTTTTTAACGCGGCGATCTGTGCTTCCAGCAGCATAAGCGCCCGGGCGGCGGACCAGTCCTGGAAAAAGCTTTCGCTTTGCTGATGCGGCGACAGCACGCTGAGCACTTCGGCCCCCACCGTGCGTGAAGAGGAGAGGGCGACAATGGGTTCAAGCTTAATGCCTGTAATGTCGTGTGAGATGTGCTGCACGCACGAGGGGAAACCTGTCTGCTCTGGCGCTGTCACTCCGTCGTCCTGTTCACTTCCAGCCTCCAGGTGGCCGGGATACCGCAGGACAGTGTGAAGGTGAAGTGAACAGGAAAACAGCAGGCGTTACTTAAAAGCGGCTAAGCCTTTTCGCAGCCCGTAAAAGAGGGATAAATGTTGAAAAAACAGCCGTATTTACAATCATCTAGTCATTATCGCCAGAGAAGGCGGAAAAGGCATTGACTCACTACGCATTGACCGTATAATTCCAGGCGTTTCACCACCGCGAAGTACACTCTTCTCCGTGCGCCCTTAGCTCAGTTGGATAGAGCAACGGCCTTCTAAGCCGTAGGTCGTAGGTTCGAATCCTACAGGGCGTGCCATTTAAAAACAGGCGCTTACGCCAGTTTCAAGCCAGCCTGATTTTCTCCTTGTGTCGTATTTGTGTCATGGTTGCCAAAAATGGCATCTATTTTCCGTGCGTGTTCGCTTAAATGGTTCGGTGCCAGGTGAGCATAACGACGGACCATTTCGATCGACTCCCAGCCGCCCATTTCTTGCAGAACGGACAACGGAACGCCGGACTGAATTAACCAGCTCGCCCAGGTATGCCGAAGGTCGTGAAAACGGAAGTCCTCTATACCAGCTCTTTCCAGTCCAATGCGCCAGGCGACATTGTCATCCACTCGCATTTTGCGGACAGCCGGAGTGATGGTTTTATCCGGGCGTGTTGATGGTTTCGTGTGAACGAATACCCACCTGGAACTTTTCCCGATCTGATCCCTTAACACCCTGCATGCGGTATCATTCAGAGCTACGCCGATAGCCTTGCCCGCCTTCGCGTTCTCCGGATTTACCCATGCAACCTTTCTCTGCATATCTACCTGCTGCCACTCCAGATCAATGATGTTGGAGCGGCGCAGGCCGGTTGCCAGTGCAAATATCACCACCGGCTTTATCGACTCCGGCATGCAGGCAATTAACCGTTCTGCCTCGTCCCTGGTCAGCCATCGGATGCGTTTGCTGATCGGCTTTTTGGTTTTTATAACCGGGGCCGTTTTAATCCAGCCCCAGTCATTAGCCGCAGCCTTGAACAGAGATCGCATGAACGAAAGGTGCTGGCTCTTTGTGGCCTGGCTTACCGGTTTCTCAACATAAGGAGGCGGTTCCTTCCCCCGGCGTATAGCCGCGTCCCTGCGCGACTCCCAGACCTGAATATGCTTACGGTTGACCATCTTCGAAACAGCCTCATGAACCTGATCAGCCGTGATGGTTGAAATATCCCGGCCGGAGAAATGCCGCAGGAAATATTCGATTTTGGTCTTATCGTCATCGAGTGACCGCTTATGCTCCTTCTCGCGGATCCACCTGATGCAACATTCCTCAAACGTCCTCGTCGGTAGTTCCCCAATTTTATCAACCCGCCACGCTTCAGCCTTCAGCTTGTCGTGCAGCTCCTGCGCTTGTTTCTTGTCCCCCGTACCAAGAGATCGTCTAATTCTTTTCCCTGACGGCGTAACGAAATGACAGTGCCAGACGCCGCCTCTGAGGGTGATTGACATAAAATTTCTCCTTTATGTTCACCCGCGCTCGCGGAAACAGGATCGCGCGGGTCATGTAAATACGCAATACAGGCTACGTCGGTTGTGCGGTATTTGTTCCCGATCTTCTTCCCGGCCAGCTGCCCAGAGTCGATAAGACGGTAGACAGTTCTCGGTGAGGTGATTAGTAGCTCGGCCGCCTGTCTGGCTGTCAGTGTTTTTGCCTCAACCATGCATTTCCTCCAGGCAAAAAAGAACCCGGCGCTGGGCCGGGCAAAAGGGATTACGTGGCAGTGCTTTCGCACCCAATAGCCAGCTCATAACTGGCTATAAGTTGCGTCATGGCTGTAGCTTCATCTCATCACTCCACTCAAGCCCTTCTGCGTCATTAACCTCGGATTCATCCAAAGCATCACTAAAAGACGCGGCGACAATCTTCCCACCCATAAACGACATGCCAGCGCTAACCGGTGGCTCTTTACCGTCCTCATACTCAAATACGAACGTCATCTTTCCCATAATTTCTCCTCATGCCGCACGCTGGGCGCGCAGCTTCTTCAGGTGTTCTGCTGTTTCGATTTCTTCGGCGATCCGCTCGGCCTGTGCTTTGGTCAGCGGTTCGAATTCGTGCTGAAAGCGGCCCATGCTGGCAATGCAGGTGCGACCGTTGCGGATGTAGTGGATGACTTCGTGGGTAGAGCGGAGAATTTTGCAGGGCGCGCCGTGGGGATCGGCGTACCAGGTATTAGTCTGGATTATCCTGAACATTGGGCACCACCTTAAATTCGATTACCCAGACCCAGGGGTTCGCCTGCCAGTTTTCTTCCCCGTAGATCGACTTCCACAGTTCTTCCCACACCTGAAAGCCATAAGTGGCAGGGCGGAAGTCGTAAAGACCGCAGCCGATTTCCTTACAGATATCCCCAAGAGTAATGGCCTGTAATCGCTCAACTCGCACACCGGTAATTTCCAGCATTAGGCGACTGGCCCAGCGCGGCATGTGAATTGATGGACGCCATCTTCCTTCTTCCGGCCAGTCTGCAGGTGGCGTAGCTCGGTAAGCCATATCGTGGCTATCCTGGTCGATGTTGTAGCGTGCCCAAGTCTCCCGCACCCAGATACGATCACCTGGTTTACCGTGTGGGCTGTTTCTGTAATTTCCCGCCAATAACTCACCAGCCAATTCATTGCCAGATAATTCGCACATTGCATCTTTATCAATGTGTGGGACCTTCACTGGCCGCCGGGTCTGCGTCTTGCCGCCATCGAGAATTGCGCGAACCATCTCGCCGTTAAAAATCATTCCGCGCTCTTTCACTGGATCCCCCTTTGCTTATTCCTTAACTCGATAACACCCTGGCACTCCGCGCACGTTTGGCAACCGGGGACTGCAGCGCGCCGTAGCTCGGGAATTGGTTCGTCGCATTCTTCACAACGCTCAGCTGATACGGCGTTACGGTTGAGGCGGTGGGCGGAAAGGGCAGCGTTACGCTGAAGCTCTTCAATCTCTGCTGCGGTATCGATGATGTCAGCCATTTCGTGCTCTCCTGCGTTTCTTGGCGGCTCGACGCGCCGCTGCAATGCCAGTCTTCCCGCCGCTAACCGGGTAGCTATTTCCGGTACATAGAGAAGGGGGAATTTCTGCGATGCTGCACGGTTTAATCGCAGCCAGAGTGCCGGCCATGACAGCTAATGCTATGGATGTTCGTTTCATGGGTGCTCCCTGAACTGTCGGTTAATTCGGTTGAAGGTGAACGCCAGCAATAAAAAAGGAGCCTTAAGCTCCCTGGTGATTGGTGCCATCATGCGATGCGCTCCGCGTTGTGTTTGAATGCCCACTTTCGGAAGGCTTTCTTCAGGTCGCCTTTTGTGTAACGCATGCCGCGGCGCGGATTGTGCCGGGAGTTACGCGCACGCTTTTCAATCGCCCCACTGAACAGGCAACCGGTCGCGTCATCCATATTCATGAAGACACTTACGATATTCTTCATCCCATACTGAACGAGCACGACAGGCTTAATCTTCTCGGGGTGTTTCCATGCTTTTTTGTCGCTGAACATCGCCATGCGCATATAAGTGCGAAAGTCATTCGATTTATCGCCGGCTTTCATTTTGCGGAGATATACTGCGCCTTTTCTGTATTTGCTCATTGTTCGGCTCCAAACCGCCCGTTAAGGCGGCCAGTTTTGACGACGAACTCCAGGAGGCTAACTCCCAGAGCTTCAATTTTCTTGTGATGCTTGTTGATGATGGGAGGCACCGTTTCGTTCCAGTTAGGCTTTGGCTTCTTGCGCATGGCCTGCTGGATTTCTTCGGTGCAACGGCGACAGGCGGCGCGGATGGCGTTGTCTGTTTCTGGCGTCATGGTTAAACCCCCAAAGTGGCGACGATGTCCTTCGCCGTCTCACGCGTACTGCCCTTGCTGGATATCGCCCGCCGGGCATCAACATGGTGAAGGATGAATCCGTGCTGCTCATAAAGCTCAAGAACTCGTGGCGCTGTTGAGTTATTGATAAGAACTTTCGCGCCTCGCTGGTGTGCTGCTACACAGCTTTCCGCAAGTGAAATCTGATCAGCCCATGAGAAACCGCCTGCGGCGTAATTTGTGAAACCTGCGGTACCAGGCAACGGCTCATACGGCGGGTCGCAGTAAACCACATCACCTTCACCGGCCAGCGCCAGGGTTCTGCGATATCCAGCATTCAGGAACACGCATTTATGCGACTTCTGCTTAAAAGCCTTTATTTCAATCTCTGGGAAATAGGGCGCTTCGTACTTGCCCCAGCCAACATTAAAGAAACCATCACGGTTGTATCGAATCAGGCCGTTAAAGCAGTGTCGATTGAGGAAGAGAAAGGCTGCTGCGCGCTCCGGCGCGCCCATTCGCTGGTTATTAAACTCATCCCGAAGCTCTTTGTACGCCACCTCACTGTTGGCGCGCTCAAACAATATTTTGGCAAGCGAGCATACTCTGATGTGGTCAACTTCAAGCATCTGATAGAGGTTAATCAGATCTGCATTGACGTCAGCAAGCAGGAAAGATTCGTGTTTTTCGGAGTTGAGAAATACCGAGCCGCCCCCAACGAATGGCTCAACGAGGCGTTTCCCCGCGGGGATCAGGCGATCCAGTTCCGGAAGCAGTGAATATTTCCCGCCAGCCCATTTCAGGAACGGGCGCTGCCAGTTTCGCGGAGTAGGTTCTTCAATCGGCAGCGCTGCGGCGATACGCTCACCAATCCAACGCATAACCGGCACCGCCATGCTATTGCCGATAGCTTTATAGCGTGGCCCGTCCGGGCATTCGGCAGTATCCTTCCCGCGCCAGCCGATCAGAGTGTGATTATCTGGAAAGCCCTGAAGGCGCTCGCACTCAATCGGCGTAAGTCGGCGCACGGCCATAGTGCGGAAGTCGGCAATATTGCGTTCCTGTGCTCGGCCGCCACCGTTCGGCGCAGTCAGTGCGTAAGCCAGATCCCCGTTGATTTCGAGACTGCGACCATCAGCGCGACCTCGCTCCTGAAAGGCGACCACTGCCGGATATCCCTGTCCAGGCTTGCCGCCTCCGGTTGAAAGCGGGCCGGTAATGCCCCCGTCACCATCCTGAAGCCGAGCTTCTCCATGGCTATTCTCGGCAAAGGCATAGGCTACTCCGTGGCGGTCAGCTACAGTCAGGCATGGGGAAACATCAACCATTGGCTCAGTTGCATTACCACCGTTTTCCGGAGCGCGGCCTATCCAGTTGCCAGGAATTCCGTAAGCTGCAATCGGCGCTTCGTGGTTGCAGGTGAGTTCAGAAGCTGGATCGTCCGTTTTAATCTCGTCACCACCCTGGTCATGCGTCATAGCGATCAGGTGTCCAGCTTGTGCCTGGTTGCCGTCTGCGCCACACGTTCCAACGCCTCGTGCAGTAAGGGCGGCAACAGCCTTTTGCGTTTCTCGGCGCGGCGCAGTATCCCGGCGCACGCTGTCGAGCTCAAAAAGTACCGCTGCGGGATCGAACCCTTTTCGAGCACTTGCGACAACGAACACACGGCGGCGTCGTTGGGCCACTCCGAAAAATTGAGCATCAAGGACACGCCAGGCAATAACCCTTTCTGGTCCAGACACACAACCTGCGTGCGTCCATTTTCCCCCTGCTGGCTGCAATTCACTGCTTTCTCCGGCAAGCCCTGCCAGAAAGCACCCGAAGGCATTGTCTTTGCTGCTGAGCACGCCGGGGACGTTTTCCCAGACAATAATTGATTCTGGCTCACCGCGTTCGCGGCGCTTTGCGTCGATTGCATTGGCTAATTCCACGTAAGAGAGAGTTAACTGGCCGCGATCGTCTGACAGGCCTTCACGTAATCCGGCGATACTGAATGCCTGGCAAGGCGTACCGCCGACCAGAACATCAGGCGCTTCGACATCACCAGCGCGCACCGCATCGGCGATTTTGGTCATGTCGCCGAGGTTGATTACTTCCGGCCAGTGATGGGCGAGGACTGCGGAAGGGAATGGTTCGATTTCAGAGAACCAGGCAGGTTTCCAGCCGAGAGGTTCCCACGCTTTACTGGCAGCTTCGATACCGCTGCACACGCTTCCGTATTTCATGCCGCCTCCTGCCTTTCCCGATATTCCTCAGCGAGCCGCTGCGCCTTTAATGGATTGCTGACCACTTCACCCCATGGCATTAGCCAGCCGTTACCAATGAAGGGAAGGCATAGTGTGCCAACCCTGATGTCGTCGTGAGCGTGAGTCATAGGATGGACTCCATTTCGTCGATGTAGAGGCCCTGAGCAATGAGGCGGCGACGGCGGGCTGCACGTTCAATGCACTCCTGCCGTCTGCCTTCCTGCGATTGCTCTATGGCGCGCCGGGTGAACAGCCGCGATTTACCCTGCGGCGTTATGACCTTTGGCTTTGTGACGAGGTCGAAAGTGCGGTCACAGATGCCGTCCTCGTTGAGCCATTTTTTCGACTCAACGATCTGCGCTATCTGTCCGGTGCCGCGGGTAATGCCATTGGCGACCCGGTTAAACTCGATGAGCGTGACGCCGAACTTCTCGGCGATTTCGCTGCCGGTGACCGGGCGGCCGCGCGTCTGAATCATCCAGATAACGCGCTCACGGAGGCCGGAAAATTGCCCGGTTCGCCCGGGCCTGCGGTAGAAGGGTGTGCGTTTCATGGCGGCACCTACTTAATAATGAGTGAAGGTTTGCCGAGTTTTATTTGCGCGCCAGGTACATCCACGCCAGCTTCGATTTTGTGTTTGATAGCCAATTTATCTGGCTTGATGCTCGTCTCGTATTCGACGAATTCAGGAGGAAGCGCGCTGGCATCTATAATCTCTACTGACTTGGAAGGTGCGCGAACCGTTACCTGATGAATGCCTGCCTTAAGTGATTTCTTGCCTGCTGTTTCGAGGGAGGTGGCTACATAATCTTTCATGCTCGCCACACGGTTATCTGCGGCTTTTGCGCGCTCTGCAAGGCGCTTGCTTTCTTCTCTCAGCGCCTCGGCATAAGCAGATTCGTTTTTGCAAACAGCAAGAATCTGCTCGACCTTTGCTTCCAGCTCCCACTCAATCCCATCGAGAGTGTCGGCTATCATCTCAGGCTCCATGCTGGAGTCAGACAGCTTGGCGAAATCATTGGCAATCTGGTAAAGGGCTGTCATTGCGTAACCTCTTCAAATTTTGCTTTGCACTTGGCGTAAACGGCCTGAACCTCTTGTTGAAGATGCATTCCGACCGTCATTTTGTAAGCTGCCTGGAAGTGGGTTTTGAGAGCATGCATATTTTTCGCATGCTTCATGTCCTCACACAGCGACTGGACGGTGTTGGTCAGTTCCTGTTTTGCGTTTTCTTCTGACTGTATGATCTCGCTTTCAGGGGTGTAAGGCATAACTGGCTCGGTGTATATGCCTTCGCTTTCGTTGAGCACATCGACGGCATTATCCAGTCGGTCAGCACGCGGCCAGTATTTATAGGCTCTCTTGACGATCGTCTTCCTGGCCATCTCAGACCAGAAGTTGACCCATGGGCCTTTTGGTGATGTTCCCGCTTTGCTCACTTTCCTGATTTCTTCTATCTCAGCGAGACTCATCTCTTCAGTGAGATAGTCGCCATCAGCGGTTTTAACTGTGCAGTAGCCACCGATAACGGCGCCGCGAGCGTCAGGTGTGGCAAATGGGTTGTATTTATGAGCTGGCGCCTTATCGAGACCCAGCGTCTCGTAGTCGTCGCTAGCATGAACTAGCTTGCACTGACCCCACTTGATGACGCCAGCCGACTGGGCGATGTGCAGAAGGCCCATATAGCTGATATCAAGGCAGACCATACCGTCGCGCGGAACCAGATAAGCCAGTTTGCTTGCAGGGTTCAGGCTAATGCCGACAGCTGCAACGTTGATAATCGCGTTCTGGGCGCTGGTGGGGTTGGCAATCGCCGTTTCTGCCAACTTTTGATTGCGCTGGAATAACTGGATAGCGAACTGGCATTCCTTTGCCCATGTCAGAGACTGGTCGGTAAGGGCGCCGACAAATAGCGGTTCCTGCTCCTTAACGAACTGAATCAGATCGAAGCTCATAATCACTCCTTAAAACGGGCAGGTTGGATGAAGGCGATCCCACTCTTCTTCTGCGCGGTCGTAGCAAAGTCGAGTGATATAGTCGTTATAGGCTTCCTCTGCCTTTTCACCGACTAGTGCCATTTGCGCTTCTTTTGGAAGAAACAGGCTACTCATTTGCAGAGCATATTTCGGGAACATGGCGATCAGTTCTTTCGCCCGGTTGTCGATCCACTTCTCTTTCTCGTCGATGAGTTGTTGCTCAACCCACCGCCGATCTTCGATGCGGTCGTAAGTGAGGTATGCGTTCATGGCTGAACTCCTGAAATTTGGATGTACAGATCCCGCCCGCAGAAGCCAGGCCGATCGGTTGAATAGGGGGTTAGGTATCAGTGAACCATCGGCTCGCCGCGCTCATTCAGCAGCACAACGATGGAATCACTTTTGATGATGGTTTTTTCGAAGATGTTGAAGGCGTACAGGCCTTTCTCAACGTTCGCAGAGGCGCGATAAGTTTTACCGTGGTGTTGCAGCATTGTGCCCGGTAAAACCTCGCTGCGTGGCACTGATGCGGTGCCGTAGTGCATTCCGATCATACCTTCACCTCAACCTGTTCCAGGATGCCAGCGATATGCATCTGCCGGCGATTAAGTGTGAGCTTTTCCCGCGGTGCCGATACCGACGTCAGTTGCCACTCGTTATCGTTGAGCTTTTTGGCGGTGTACTGCTTGCCGTTGTGGGTGACTGTCATAAATCCTCTTGGCCTTATCGCGGCGAACGGAACGGTTAATACAAGACTTCAACGCATTTATTCAGTGTTTCAATGGGCGGTGGATGGCCGCCGGTTGTCATAACTTGAGTCACTCGTAAATAACTCCAGGTATGAAAAAGGCCGCCTACCTGGCAGCCTCAACTTGAATGAGTGCCGGGATGTTTAGCCACGCCCGGCGCGTGATTTCCTTCACTTTCCACAGTCAAAGGAATGCCGTAGACTGGATATTCCACAGTCAATAAAAGGATTTCTTTATGTCCATGAATGTATTTGCAGGAAAGAGAACTGAGGAATCAGTGGCATATGATTTAGCGCTGGCGCTTGCAGTAAAAGACCCATCCGCCAACACGCCAGAAGCTTTAATTGAGCGCATTGCTGATTTGCTTCCTGCCTGTCGTGAAGCAGCAAAGGAAAAGTACAAAGCAGAAGCACCTACGCCTTTTGGGATCGCTATAAAACGATAACTGATGCCAGGGCAGTCTCCAGTGCTGCCTTTATCAAATTCTGCCGATACCAGTGGTCATCTGATGCCCCTTTAACCGCTTCTTCAGCAGCAGCATAAGCTGCGTCAGCTGCTAAAATTACGCCATTGTTGCTTTTAAACATCGCTACTTCATCGTTTTTTATATCCATCACCATCACCTCAAATAAGTGGAGTAGATTTGCCGTCAGCCCCTCGCAAAGAGCTGCTGGTAAAGCTTCCCCGATGTTCGGGAACTGAGCAGCAAACCATTCCGGTGCGGAGTCCTCTTCGTGTGCTATACCCGCCACGCGTTACACACCTGCCTCAATCCCATTGGGCGCCATTTCAATTTGCCAGGAGCGCTCCGGGTGATTTGCTGCTTGACTGAATTCTTAATGAGCAGGCGACTTGCTGTCCGCCGCTGGCTAACTTCGCTCAGCTGTCGATGTTTCGTTTCGATGGAGTAATTAAACATCATGTGGATTTGTAGGTCAACACCTTGTGGATTTATTTTGTTGATTTAATTATTTACCGTTGATTTTTATGTTGATTTATTTTTTGGTGGCATAAGTGATATGCTGAAAAAAACATCAAAAAGGAGTGGGTAATGGACTTGGATGAAGAAAGAGTGAACATGATGGTTCACGCCATGGGGCGGGCGGTCATGGAGTTGTCACTGGCAGATTTACCTATGACCCAGCAAAACATCATCGACAAGCTGGAACGGTACCGGAAGGAAACGGGAAACGTGATAGGTAAGGGTGTGAACAGGGATGCAGCTGAGATAGTGCGGAAGGGTAAATAAAAACCCGGCGCGGTGGCCGGGTTTTAGCTGGTGATTTGAAATCCTATATCTTCAAGCGTAGCGTCACCTCTGCATAATGCGTGAAAGTGGCGATCTTTCAGCCCGGCTTGTTTAGCCATGGATTTTATCAAATCTCTGGAAAATGGGGCGTGATGCTTATCAACTGTAACCACCCATTTCCCTTTGCTGTTCTTGAGAACCCATTGTTCGTGAGAGGTTCCTGTTTTGGGTTTCATTTCAAACCCCATTTTCTTAAGCCCTCTGATTACCTCGTCGTATTTCAAAGGGGTAAGCTTTTTCAAGAACATGTAATGCAGTCCTAAGCATGAGCATCACAAGGTTCAGCAAAGAGCTTTGCTTCACCTCGTTTTCTGACAAAGACCTGAAAGGCGATCACCCAATACTTTAGCCACATAGATAGCGGTGCTTTACGGCTAAGTAATTGTTTTGCATATTCCGGTTCTGATAGTGCTTCAGTGAAAAAGTCTTTAATCTGTTCGTCCAGTTTTTTTACGGCGTCCTGCATGGTATCTGCTTGCGCTGCCAATGACAGGTCTAAACACGCAGCTACGTAAACGCCGTTCTGCTGGTAGGCCATGCAACGTAAGGTTTTCATTTTGTATCTCCTCAGAAGCTCTCATATAGGAGCTTAAGTGAAGTTTACCCTATAGGTGATTTTAGGCAACTCAAAAAATAGATAAAAATGTAAATGTCAAGGAGTGGGGTTTATTAATCTGAATTTTTATACAGTGTAATTGTTTTGTATGAAAAATTCGCCATCCTTAACCAAACGTCTCATCAGGCCACCATAAGCACGATCGCAACAACCGAGAGCAAAGTAACCACGCCTACTATCAGATATTCTCTTATCACCCAAACACCTCATCAGGCCACTAAAATTATCGGCGATATCGCAATACCGAGTACCAGAACACAAAACCGATTATCTCGACATCTGCCTCATCGGCCTCTTCGTCGTCATAATCACGATTAATGCTTCTGATTAGAATTTTTCCGCCTGGTTTGCGATAAAGTTGCTTGATGCGCTTCAGATCTCCCTGGTTGATGGCGTAGAGTTCGCCGTCAATAATCCGCTTGTTGCCTGTATCTACTGCTACCGTTGCGCCGTCGGGAATAACGGGCTCCATGCTGTCACCAGAAGCGGGAAAGCAAAGCACTCCAGAACCATCACTATTGGCTCCAACTCGACGGAGCGTTGCTTTTGAAAAGCGCAATTTAAAACCGTTGTGATCCTCATCGTGTACTCGTCCATCACCACACGCAAACTCGATATCCTTCAGAAACGGTACTTCCACCTCATCGTCAGGTAGGGGGGTATTTTTGTCCCAAGCGTCGACAGTTCCCCACTCAGACTCTGGCGGGATGTTGCTCTCCAGAGCCTTCTTTGGAGAACCCTCTCCATTTAATAACCAGTCAAGAGAATAACCGAATTTTTCAGATATTTGTTGCGCCGCCTCACGACTTAACGCGTCTCTTTTTATCCAGTTGTTGACGGTCTGTGGGCTAGTCGACAAAGCCTCAGCCAAATCCCGCTGCTTCAAGCCTTCCCTTGCCAGTAAAAATTTAATTCTTTCAGAAATGCTGCTCATAAAACCCTCCGCTCCATGCATGGTAAACAACATGTGGATTTTTTCCATCACCATAATGTTGATTTAATCCACGCCATGAATTAACATGGTGTTGATTACACATGAGCGGAGCAAAACATGATCAACAAAAAATCCAACGCCAGCACCCCGCTTGAGAAAGCCATTAATGCAGTGGGCGGCTCTCAAAAGGTGCTTGCTGAAAAGGTCGGCGTAACGCCTCAGGCCATCAATATGCTTAAAAAGCGAGGTGGCAGCCTTCCAGTAACAAAAATGCGTAAATACGAAGAAGTAACCGGACTTCCTCGCGAAGTTCTATATCCAGGTATCTTTGCCGCCTAACCGGCGGCTCTAACCACGAAAGGGAAAGCAATGCATTCACTTGCGTATCAACACAATACCGGAATACATCCGGGAGCGATGATAAACCGCGCTCAACCTAAGGCAGCGCCGGACCACGAAAAGATCCGCGATGCGGTCCGGGCATGGTCGTCGGCGCTGGACAATCAGGACGTCGTTTCGGCGCTGATCATCAACGAATACCGGGAGCAGGGCGGGGCCGCTATCAGCTTTCCGGAAGACATCAGCCGGGCGCGCCAGAAGCTGTTCCGCTTCCTTGACAACCGTTTCGACTCCGAACAGTACCGCGAGAACGTGCGCCAGCTGACACCCGCAATCATGGCGGTCCTGCCGGTTGAGTATCGCACTCGCCTGATCGGTGCCGATTGCAAAATGTCTCGTCTGGCTGAAGCCGAGAAAGAACTGGCTGAGGCTAAGCAGGCAGTACTTCTGGACGCTCCAGAGCATCAGAAGCTCAAAGAGGTAAGCGAGGGTATAGCGTCACTGTTCCGCCTTATGCCGGAGCAGGTAGGGCCGCTGATGACGATGGTCACATCGATGCTGGGGGTTATGTGATGGGAAGTATCAAAAATGGCGAAAGCCAGTCTGCGTCAACAGAACTGGCCTTCAGATGCAAATCGTGTGCACTCATTGCAGGAGGAATAATGGCAAAAAATCCACGCTATTACCATACCGCTGTACATAAAAACATAACCCGCGACCGCTTCATCCGCTCGGTTAATCCGATTGTGGCAGAGAAGATGCGCGCCATCCTGGAAGAACTGAAACGTAAGGAGAGTGGCCGTGGGTAACCTCGCAAAAGTAATACCTTTCAGACCGTCTGTATCGGTCGTGGAGCGTCAGGTGGCAGATATCGATGATGGGTATACCCGCATCGCTAACGAGCTGCTGGAAGCGGTTATGGCTGCTGATTTAACGGCTCGCCAGCTGAAGGTCGTTCTGGCGGTGATCCGCAAAACCTACGGGTTCGGGAAAAAGTTTGACCGTATTACCAATACCCAGATTGCAGCAATGACCGGCATTCACCATACGCACGTCTGCAAGGCCAAGAACGAGATGATTGCAATGAACATCATCGTTACCAGTGGCCTGGCGATCGGGGTGAACAAGGTGATTTCTGACTGGAATTTCAGCATTAGCCAACATGGCAAAACATTAGCCGAAACAGCTAATGAAACATTAGCCAAGTCAGCTAATACCCATAAGCCAACTCAGCTAAACACAAAAGAAACTATTCAAAAGAAAGAAAGAAAAGATCCCCCTAAATCCCCCCAGGGGGAAAACTCACTCGCTCAGGAAGTGATGGATTACTTCAACGAGCTAACGGGTAGTCGTTGTGCTGCGCTGGCACCTTTCGAGAAAGCTCTCTCCACAGTGAAGAGCAAAGACCAGTGCTACACCGTTGAAGAGCTGAAGCTGGTTATCCGCTGGGCCCATGTGAATTGGGGGCACAGCTTCAAGCCAGAGAACCTGTGCCGTATGACCCGCTTTGATGGATACCTGTCAGACGCCCTGGTATGGGCAGATGGCCATGGAAGCAACCCGGCAGCCTGTCCGCACGAAGAGATCATCAAGCTCTGGAATGAAAAATTCCCTTCGAAGGCTGTTTCGCTGCATGAGTGGAACCGTCGCCGACCGGCCTACCGCGACCTAGAAGCGGTCTGGAATGGCAAAACTAGTCAGGGTAACTGGAGAGAGCTGAAACACATGGGCATGGCCTTCGAGCTGATTAGCAAGTCTTCCCTGTTCGGCACCCGAGGCGATCAGCCATGGCTGACTCTCGACTGGATACTGAATCCGAAGAACTGGGGATCTGTCTACGAGCAGGCCATCAACGAGCACCGTGAGCGCAAGGGAGTGAAAGCATGAGCCGTTTTATCGATTTGTACGTTGAGCAGGCTGTCATCGGCGGAATCATGCTCGCAGCGGGCCGCACAGACGGCGTTGACATGGCGACTGACGCGATTGAGGGGCTGACTGAGGACCACTTCACAGCAACGCCCCATAAAGTGGCTCTGCGGTCCTATAAGCGACTCAACGAATCCGGTTCGAAGATAGACCTGCTGACGCTGACCAGCGATCTCGAGCAACTAGGGGTGCTTGAGAGTGCGGGTGGGTTCGCTTACCTGGCTGAATGCAGCAAAAACACTCCGTCTTTCGCCAACCTTTCAGCCTACTGCGAAAAGCTTCGTGAAATGTACCTTGGTCGCCGTATGACCCTGGCGTTACAGGTCGGGATCCAGAAGCTGTCCGAACCATCCAGTGAGGGTATCGCTGACATCATCGGCAACATTCAGGCTGATATCTCCGGTATTGAGCACAGTGCTGACTATGGAACCGAACACATCACCACCGGGATCGACATGTCGTTAGAGACTATCCAGTCGATTATCAGCGGTGATATCTGGAAGCACAAAACCGAGCTTGGCATGGCGACCATCGACAGCGCATTTGGCGGGTTCAACAACACCGATTTCATCGTTGTCGGCGGGCGCCCTGGCATGGGGAAAACCATGTTCAGCACCACCGTGACCGAGACTGTCGGCCTGAAAAACAAAAAGCCTGTGCTGTTCTTCAGCCTGGAAATGCCAGTTGATCAGATCTCCGAACGTGTCGCGTTCCACCGGGCACGGGTAAGCAAAGAGGATTTACTCAGCAAGCAGAGCGGCGTGATGGATGGTGCCTGGGGAAAGGTCGGCCACTGCATGAAGGATTTCATCGAAGCCCCGATCTATATCAACGACAAGCCATCCCTCAGCGTTCATCAGGTGCGAGCGGAAGCCAGGCGAATGAGCAAGAAACTGGGTGGACTTGGTGTGGTCATTGTCGATTACCTCCAGAAGATGCGCATGTCTGACCCTGAGAACATGAACCGCAGCGTAGGGGAGATCGCCACCGGCCTGAAGAACCTGGCGAAAGAGTTGCGTTGCCCGGTCATCGCACTGGCTCAGCTTAACCGTAAGGTCGAAGAACGTGCTAATAAGCGCCCGGTCGCAGCTGACCTCCGCGAGTCCGGTGTTATCGAGCAGGAAGCCGATGTGATTTTCATGATCTACCGGGATGAGAAATACAACCCGAACACCGAACTGAAAGGCATCACCGAAATCATCTGTGTGAAGTCCCGGCATGCGCCGGGGGCAGAAAAGACCTACCACTTCAGCAGCCGCTACTCCGGCCTGGACCCGGTAGATTTCACCTACAGCGGCCAGATGCAACAGGAGTCTGACTATGAGTGCTAAGACGATGAAAGGCAAACAGGCAATTCTGCGTTATCTCGAAACGCACCGGACCTTCACCGCGAAGGATGTGGCCACAGAGTGCGGCATGACCATCAACTGCATCACGAAGAACGCTCTCGATCTGGAAAAGTCTCGAAAAATTATCCGGGTGAGCAAGGTCTGGCGAACGGTGACTTATCGCCTGGCGACGCCGGAAGAGCAAGCTGGTACAGCGCTCAGCTGCACCAACGGAATATTTCAGGAGTGCCGCAACAGCGCGGCTATGAAGCGAGTATTGATGGTTTTGGGGAGGGTAGGGGTATGACACGCATCCGTAACTTTGGCTGGAATCGCCTGAAGCTGGCCACCCTGTCATACGACGAACTCAATCAGCTTGAGGAGCAGGTGAAACTCGAACACGCCTGCAAAGACGGCATCCACATGTACGACAAAGCAGGTCGTGACAAGCTCGATGCTCTGAGTTGGGCCGTATACAACAAGCAGAAGCGGGAGGCCGCCCAATGAGCAACATCGACAAACATGCCGTGCAAGCAGTTGCCGATTTGAAAGCTGGTTACAGACTCGGTCACGCTGATGTGGCAATACTGAACGAGCTGGCGCGTATAGCGCTGGCATCGCTCGAAGCGGAGGCTGTGTGCGTCATCGACCAGTCCAATCTTGATTATCTCAAATCTGGCTCCGATGCAGACGTATGGCCTGCGTCCAGAGCAGAGATGGGTGATGTGCTTCTGTATCGCTCCGCCACGCCAGCGCCGGTATCTGTGCCCGCTGCGATGGAAATGGATGATGACTTTGACAGCTCGTTTGAACACGGAAAAGCTGTCGGCTGGAACGCCTATCGCGCAGCCATGCTTCAGGGTGCCGATCGACCACAAAACGAACCGCAAAATATTCCGGAAAATATTCCAGCCACACAGTTTAAGCCGGTAGCAGACCTGTACGGCTTAACCTCACCAACTGGTGGCGAAACATCATTCACTTTCGACGCTGTTGAAGCTCGTGATTTCATTGATGGCGGTTGGTCATGCCAGGAGTACGTGGAGCTTGAACGCTTTCAGGAAGCGATAACCAACCATACCGAGGATAAGCTCGCTATGGTTGACCATTCCGGTGACTCCAACAATATGGTTGAATCTGTAACGACGGCTTGCGAGTTGCGCGATGTGGTGGATGCCATTCGCAACTCCGGCATAGCAATTGACGGTGAGAAGATTCTGGCTGAGCGCGATGCTCTCAACTCTCCGGTGATTCCGGATGGTTGGGTGGCTTGCAGTGATCGGATGCCGGAGCAGTTTAAGGCCATCCTGGCATTCAATGAGTATGGAGAAGTTTGGTCTGGTGCGTATGACAGGTACTGGAATTTCTATTGCGATAATCTGTTAGTAGAGCATGTCACGCACTGGATGCCACTGCCAAATCCTCCTAAGGAGTAATTTATGAAATTCTTACCAGTTGTTGGCTGGGAGGTAAGCGTCGTCTGAGTACCGTCTGGTCCCGAATCCAGGATCCTGTAACTTAAGCACCCACTTATTTTGCAGGTGGACACCTCATGCGCGCTAAAGAAAGACTTCCCCGGAAACACTATTCCCCTGAATTCAAAATGGAACTGGTCAGGCTGGCTCTTGAAGAAGAAGGCAGTATTGCCGCACTGGCCCGGAAACATGACGTCAATGATAACCTGCTCTTTAAATGGATAAGGCTCTGGCAGCGTGAAGGGCGGGTCTGTCGGCCCCGAAAAAACTCATCGTCGCTTCCTGCCCTGATACCCGTGCAGCTTCAGGCGGGCTCTTCTCTCCCAACCTTCGAACTACCATCCTGCTCTCCTCCCGCTACCTGCCACATAAAATGTCGGGGAGGAGAAATAACACTGACTCATCCCTCTGCTGAACTCATGAGCACTGTCCTGCGCGAACTGATGCGGGGGCCGGTATGATAAATCTTCCCGCAGGCACAAAAATCTGGCTGGTTGCCGGTATCACCGATATGCGCAACGGCTTCAATGGCCTCGCCGCAAAGGTGCAGACCGCGCTGAAAGATGACCCGATGTCCGGCCACGTCTTCATCTTCCGGGGACGCAGCGGCAGTCAGGTAAAACTGCTCTGGTCCACCGGCGATGGTCTGTGCCTGCTGACAAAGCGACTGGAACGTGGTCGCTTCGCCTGGCCCTCAGCCCGCGATGGCAAAGTGTTCCTGACGCCGGCGCAACTGGCGATGCTGATGGAAGGTATCGACTGGCGACAGCCAAAGCGGTTACTGACATCCCTGACCATGTTGTAGCGCTCTTTATCCTGGTTGTCGCAGAATAAGCCTGGTAAAATACAGGCTTATGAACGACACCTCTTCTGACGACATCCTTCTGCTGAAACAGCGCCTGGCCGAACAGGAAGCGTTGATCCACGCCCTGCAGGAAAAGCTGAGCAACCGGGAACGCGAAATAGACCATCTGCAGGCGCAACTGGATAAGCTGCGCCGGATGAACTTCGGCAGTCGTTCCGAAAAGGTATCCCGCCGTATCGCGCAAATGGAAGCTGACCTGAACCTGCTGCAGCAGGAAAGCGATACGCTGACCGGCCGGGTGGATGACCCGGCAGTGCAGCGCCCGCTGCGTCAGACCCGCACCCGCAAACCGTTCCCTGAGTCACTCCCACGGGATGAGAAGCGGCTGCTGCCGACTGAGCCGTGTTGCCCGGAGTGCGGTGGTTCGCTGAGTTACCTGGGTGAGGATGCCGCCGAACAGCTGGAGCTGATGCGCAGCGCCTTCCGGGTTATCCGGACAGTCCGTGAAAAGCATGCCTGCCGTCGGTGCGATCGCATCGTTCAGGCCCCGGCTCCTTCGCGCCCCATCGAACGGGGGATCGCCGGACCGGGGCTGCTGGCCCGAGTGCTGACCTCAAAGTATGCAGAGCACACACCGCTGTATCGCCAGTCGGAGATCTATGCCCGCCAGGGTGTAGTGTTGAGTCGTTCTGTACTGTCGGGCTGGGTGGATGCGTGTTGTCGTCTGCTGGCACCGCTGGATGAAGCCCTTCAGCACTATGTCCTGACCGACGGCAAACTCCATGCTGACGATACGCCTGTCCCGGTGCTGTTGCCGGGCAATAAGAAGACGAAGACCGGGCGCTTATGGACGTACGTTCGAGACGACCGCAACGCCGGATCAGCGCTGGCCCCCGCAGTGTGGTTCGCTTACAGCCCGGACAGAAAAGGTATCCACCCTCAGACCCATCTTGCAGGCTTCAGTGGCGTACTGCAGGCTGATGCCTACGCCGGGTTCAACGAGCTCTACCGCGACGGCCATATAAAGGAAGCCGCGTGCTGGGCCCATGCCCGCCGAAAAATCCACGATGTTCACGTCCGTACCCCGTCAGCCCTGACGGAGGAGGCGCTGAAACGGATCGGCGAGCTGTATGCCATCGAGTCGGAGCTCAGAGGTAAAAGAGCAGAGGAACGGCAGGCAGTCCGGCACCAAAAAGTGCTGCCGCTGCTGGCGTCACTGGAGGGGTGGCTGCGGGAGAAACAGAAAACCCTCTCAAGGCACTCAGAACTGGCGAAGGCGTTCGGGTATGCGCTGAACCAGTGGCCGGCGCTGATCCGCTATGCAGAAGATGGCTGGGTGGAGGTGGATAATAACATTGCCGAAAACGCCCTACGACGGGTCAGTCTGGGGAGAAAAAACTGGCTGTTCTTCGGCTCGGATCATGGTGGTGAGCGCGGTGCGTCACTGTACAGTCTTATCGGGACGTGCAAATTAAACGGCGTGGATCCGGAACGCTATCTGCATTATGTACTTGATGTCATCGCCGACTGGCCTGTGAACCGGGTGGGTGCTCTGCTCCCGTGGCGGGTTACTCTGCCTGCCTGACCAGCTTCACTTCGTCAATACGGTTCTCACTGCACGCTTACGCTGGGAGGGAATCTACCAGGTTAATGATGGTGGAGATGTACTAAGCATACCTAGGGTAATTTTGAGGAGAGATGGCTCTAAACAGCGATTTAAAGGAAAGAAACTAAAACCGTTTTTAAACGAGGCAGGCTATCTCGTTGTCAGGTTGAGTGATGCCTCAAATGGCCGAAGGGAAGTTGCAAGAGTGCATAGGTTAGTAGCAGAGGCGTTTATACCGAATCCAAATGCCAAGCCAGAGGTTAACCATATCGATGGGGATAAATCCAACCCATCCTTAAGCAATCTTGAGTGGGTTACACCCCATGAAAATAGGCTACACGCCTTGAATACAGGGCTAAGAAATCGGTCACACCTTCCAGCATACAAAGGGGAGATGCAGGCTAATTCGAAATTAAACGATGCAAGTATAATGGAAATAAGATCGCTTAGATGGTCTGGGGTTTCATACGGAGTGCTATCTAAACGATATGGAGTTTCTAAAAGAACCATTATCAGGGTTGTTACTGGAGAATCATGGTCTCACTTACCAATGCCAGAAGCACCGCAGCAGGAGGCATGATGTACGACAATTACACCATCAACCGCTGCGACGCCATGGAGTGGCTTGCAGGGCATTACCCAACCTTCCCGGACAGGATGCCAGATGTGCCGCTTAAGGCCGACTGGTGTAGCGCCAGCCTGTTCAGAGGGTGGAGTTTCGTTATCTTGCTCGATGGTTCACTGGTCTTTGCTGACTGCCTGTCACCTCCCATCCGGGCAGAAGACATGGCTGGCTTCAAACTGCCTGAGTTGACATAGCTACCATACAAGCGATATGGGAATCCCCATATCGAGAGCCATGGCCTCTTCGGAGGCCTTTTTCTCGCATTGATAATTCAGAATCAACCAGCCATAATATCAGTGCCGTCGGAGTTGAACGCCCGACGGTAAGACTTCTGCGCATTTAAGGGGACTTAAATGCGACCACAATCTGAACTCCTCACCCTGTCACAGATGCTTAACGGCACCTGCGATTTTCTGCATTCTGCGGTTTCCGTTAAGGAGGCCGTATGACTCTGCCAGTAGACGGCATCAAACTCCATCGCGGCAACTTCGCGGCCATAGGACAGCAAATTCAGCCATTGCTGGATGCAGGCCAGTGCTTCCGCCTTCAGGTCAAGCCGTGGCGCGAGAAGCGCAGCCTGTCTCAAAACGCACTCTTTCATCTTTGGATGGGAGAAATCAGCGAATACCTCATCAAATCCGGGCGTACCGACGCAACGCCGGAATGGGTTAAGCGCAACCTCAAAAAGACGTACCTCGGCTGCGAAGAAGTCACCTATACCGACTTCATTACCGGTGCGAAAGAAACCTCATGGGAGCCTCGACACACCTCCCTCCTCGACACTGGAGAGATGCATATCTTCATGTGCAAGGTCGAAGCCTGGTGCGCCCAGTTCGGCCTGGCGCTGACAATTCCGAACGGTTGCGAATACCAGCAGCTGCGCGATAAGCAGGAGGCGTGATGTCTACTCCACTTTCCCGCGTCATCACAAACGAAATCTTCCGCGTTCCGGCGCGCCGCAACCGTAAGCCAGCGGTTAAGCCGTCTGACGTCCCGACACTGAAGGGCTACACCGCCCGCCTGGTGGATCAGAAATGGCTGCGTCTCGCGGCAAGGAGGGCGCATGGCTAATTTATGCAAAGCGGCACGCGGCCGAGAATGTCAGGTGCGGATCCCCGGCGTATGCAACGGCAATCCTGAAACCTCAGTACTGGCTCACATACGTCTTGCTGGTCTATGAGGGACCGGAATCAAGCCGCCTGACCTGATCGCCACCATCGCATGCAGCAGTTGCCACGACGAGATTGATCGCCGCACCCGTCTGGTCGATGCGGAGTATGCAAAGGAGTGCGCGCTGGAAGGCATGGCTCGCACGCAGGTCATCTGGCTTAAAGAGGGGCTCGTAAAAGCATGAATGAATACCGCATCAGTCTCCCATGGCCGCCGAGCAACAACCGCTACTACCGGCATAACCGCGGGCGCACGCACATCAGCACAGAGGGGCAGGCGTACCGCGACAGTGTCGCCAGAATCATCAAAGACTCAATGCTGGATATCGGCCTGGCTACACCCGTGAAAATACGCATTGAGTGCCATATGCCGGATCGCCGCCGCCGCGACCTGGACAATCTGCAAAAGGCCGCGTTCGACGCCCTGACGAAATCCGGGTTCTGGCTCGATGACCAGCAGGTCGACTACTACAGCGTGAAGAGGATGCCAATCGTCAAAGGCGGCAGGCTTGAACTGACCATCACCGAACTGGAGGCCGAATGAATCACACAGACTTCCTCCGGTACCAGGCAGAAAGCGTTAAGCGCGCCAGCATGCCGCCAGTAGCAAAGCACAGCCAGACCAAAACAAACCAGCCACATAAGGAAGCCGCATGAACAGTCAGCAACTGGAATACGTACGTCAGCAGCTCATTGTGGCGACCGCAGATCTGAGCGGGGCGACGAAAGGGCAACTGGTAGCTTTCGCCGAGAACGCGCAATTCACCGCGACGGCGCGCAGCCGGGGACGCAAGAAAATCACCGATCCGGTCACCGGCCGCAAAGTTAATCCGGACGGCCCGGCGATGAGCGGAAGTCAGTCCCGCGCCAAGGGATCGTCTATCGCGCTGGTCAGCCCGGTTGAGTTCGTGACTGCATCGTGGCGCCGCGCTGTCCTGTCTCTGGAAGACCACCAGAAAGCTTGGCTGCTGTGGAACTACAGCGAGAATATCCGCTTCGAGTACCAGGTAGCGATCACCCAGTGGGCGTGGGCAGAGTTCCGGGAGCAGCTCGGCGCGAAGAAAGTGGCCGGCAAGACTATGGAGCGCTTGAAGAAACTGATATGGCTGGCGGCGCAGGACGTTAAAGCGGAGCTGGCAGGGCGTGAGACGTACGAATATCAGGCGCTGGCAGAGCTGGCTGGCGTGGCGAAATCGACCTGGACGGAAACGTATCTGCCTCACTGGCTGGCAATGCGCAACAGCTTTAAGCGGCTCGATAGCGGTGCGCTTATCTCAGTAACGCGATCACGTTCACAACAAAAGGCGACAAATTTAGATGTAAGTCTTGCAAAACCGAACTGAAACGCATATATTTCATGTAAATCTGATATCGTCGCCATAGCTTCGATTGTCGACACAAAGCATTCAAGCCCGAGGTTAACGCCTTGGGCTTTTTCGTTTCTACACAACAGGAAAGAGCATTGGCGTGAAGGGCTCATAACCCAACCCACGCAGCAGCATGGAGTTGGCGCGAAGTGCTCAGTGCTCTGTCCGTTGTGGTGTAACTCAATTCCCGCTTGCGGGTTAGATGGGTAGAGTAATGCATCAACTGGCATAGCCAGCAGGGCAGGCATGATGCTAATGCTGAACCTGAGTATCGGTTCGAGTCCGATCGCCACACACCAGAACCCACTACCTGGGACCCTTCGGCCGGAGAGCCGACATTGCCTTACCCTCACATTGCCAGCCTGTCGCTGGCTTCTTTATTTTCAGGCTCCGGGAACCATCATCGACACGCCTACTTGTTAAATCGTCCCGAGGGCCTGAACCAACTACACACGGAATAAATATGTCTGAGACCTTCACTATCGTAGGCGTTGGTCTTACATCGTCATCAGTCGGTGTAACCTTTGCCACGCTGTTTCCGGAGGCGACTCCAGCAGTGATGCTCGGATCACTCGCCGGAACTGCGCTATACGTTCTGACCTCAGATCCCCATCAACTCTGGAAGCAGGCTATCTTTGCGCTGATATCGTTTATCAGTGGCGTGTTCTTCTCCGTGCCCATGGCAAAAATCATGGCCGGAATCATCAACACGCCGTTAAGCCTGATGAAGCCACCGGCCAGCATTGAGGTATCGCCAGCTGTCGGTGCAATTGTCACTGCTTCCATTTCCGTGGCAGTCCTGCTGCGTATTCTCCGCAAATCCAAAAGCGGGAAGATGCCGGGGCTGGGGGAGGAAGATAAATGACATGGCAGCTTCTTCTGATGGATGCAAACGCCATAGTTTGCCTGCTAATCATGGTCAGGCTGATGTTTTTCCGGAAAGAGGGAAAGCGTCATCGCCTTAGTGTCGCGGTGCTGGCCTATCTGGTCATCCTTGCCGCCGGATTCAACGCCTTCAACATTCTGCTCGGCCATTACGTACAGGTTAACCTCGGCGATCTGCTGCTTAACTCCGTCATCTGCATGGCGGTTTGGCTGGCACGTGGGAACCTGGCGAAGGTCGTTATAACGGAGTAGTCCATGCAAACCAGCGAAAAGGGCATTGCCCTGATCAAAGAGTTCGAAGGCTGCAAACTCACCGCCTACCAGGACAGCGTCGGCGTCTGGACGATCGGCTATGGCTGGACTCATCCTGTCGACGGAAAACCAATCCGCGCCGGGATGACGATTAAGCAGGAAACGGCAGAACGCCTGCTGAAAACTGGACTGGTCAGCTACGAATGCGACGTGTCTCGCCTGGTTAAGGTGGGGCTGACTCAAGGGCAGTTCGATGCTCTGGTGTCGTTCACGTATAACCTCGGAGCCCGTTCACTGTCGACATCGACTCTTCTGCGAAAACTCAACGCCGGTGATTACGCTGGCGCAGCCGATGAGTTCCTGCGCTGGAATAAAGCTGGCGGTAAAGTCCTGAATGGGCTCACCCGTCGTCGGGAGGCAGAGCGGGCTCTGTTCCTGTCATGATTGGCGCACTGGTAAAGCGTTACTGGCTGCATTTTCTTGTGGTGGCCGTAATTGGCTTACTGGCTTTCTTCGTGAACCACTACCGCGACAACGCCATCACCTACAAGGACCAGCGCGATAAAGCAACGGTCAGGGTAGACAGATCAGAGGCGATCACCAATAACGTGATCACCACGATGAACCTCATCCGTGACATCTCACAGGCTACCCAGAATGCAAAGAACGAACTGGCTCATAAAGGCGAAACGCGCATTGTCTACACCAGGCAGGCGCTTGAAGGCGATCCGTGCGCTAACCAGCTTGTTCCTTCTTCCGCTGCTGACAGCCTGCGGGAATACGCAGACAGTTTACGTACCGGCCCCGGTGGTGCCGATAAGCGCTGACCTGACCGCAGACACGCCGATCCCCGGAATGGTGGTTCCGTTCACTTGGCAGGCAAGTCTGGAGTTAAACACTCAGCTCTATACGGCGCTGGGGCAGTGCAATCTGGATAAGGCAGCAATCAGGAAAATCGAATCATCAAGAGCCTCGCAATAGCGGGGCTTTTTTATGCGCATCTCACGCGCACATCAACGAGAGCCTTTCAGTAAGCGAGCCTGAGAAATGCCGTTATAGGTGGCGACCTCTCTCGGGCGGCTTTTCTGTGAGACAGGCTCACTTTCTAAAAGGTAAAGACGCTATGAATAATCCGTCAGTTATTCCGGCCTTCGACTTCCGCGAAATGGTCACGACCCTCGACAACAAGATAATCACCACATCACTCAAGGTGGCGGATTACTTTGGCAAGCGACACAAAGACGTTTTGCGTGCCATACGTAACCTGAAATGCTCCGATGACTTCACCCAGCGCAATTTTGCGCCCATTGATTTCATTGATAAAAATGGCGATGTTCAGCCTATGTATAACATCACCCGCGACGGATGCATGATGCTCGTGATGGGGTTCACTGGCAAAACAGCTGCCGCAGTAAAGGAGTGTTATATCAATGCCTTTAACTGGATGGCCGAGCAGCTAAACCGACGCATGGCGATGGGTGAAGAAATGCAGCACCGCTACGCCATCAAAGAAACGCGCTCAAAGCTGAAAGGCACGATCGGAAGCCGTTTGATGAACGAACGTAAGAAAGAGAAACGCGTCCTGGAGCTCGAGCATGAGCACATCATGCAGGTAACGCAGCCGGAATTACTTATTGGCTGATCGCGGCATTACAGAAGCTCTTCACTGAGGGGCTTCGATAATGATCTGTGTAACCCCGCAAGGATGGTGATCACATCTTGCTGACGGGTAAGCCGTAAGTGGCTAAGCACTTCTGAGAAGCAGGGCAACAGCTGCGACAAGGCAAAGAGGTAATCATGTCAGACATCTACCAAATCACGTTAACCACCCAAACAGGCGAAACCTTCACCGGCAAGATGTCACGACGTCAGCCTGAGCTGGTTAACGGCTTTGTGCCGCTGGCGACGGAGACGGGCCAGTGGCTGTATTTCGCTCCTGCTGATGTGAAGCGAGTGGAGTTCACGCCAGTACCGACAGAGGAAGACACCAATGGCGATGAGCAGACTGTCAGTTGAAATCAAAAGCAGGTGGTGGCTTCCCGTTTACATAAAGACGCTGACACTGCTCTGCTTGATGATGCGTTGCGAGCCTGATTACCAAAAGGTGGGTAACTTCATCGTTAAGTATGGCATTAGCCAGAAGTTGAAGTATGAGCCTGTAAATAGATAACGGAGTAACGAATGGCAGGTCTGACAATTAAGCAAGAGGCTTTCTGTCAGGCATACATCGAAACGGGTAATGCTTCAGAGGCTTATCGGACGGCGTATGCTGCTGACAAGATGAAGCCAGAAGCAGTGCACGTAAACGCCAGCAAACTTCTGGATAACGCTAAGGTAGCACTAAGGGTGAAAGAACTTCAGGGAGAGATTAAGCAGCGCCATAACGTTACTGTCGATTCTCTCCTGGCTGAATTGGAAGAGGCCAGGCAGAAAGCCTTGAGCGCAGAAACTCCACAATCATCAGCTGCTGTGGCTGCGACAATGGGCAAGGCCAAGCTGGTTGGACTGGATAAGCAGATTGTCGATCACACCTCATCCGATGGAACCATGACTCCGAAGCCAACCGTTATCCAGCTACTCCCCGTTGAGCCCAAATCATGAGTAACGCCGTTCAACTGCCGATCCCCGCCAAGCTTGCGCCGCTGTTCACTGCGGTGAATAAGCGTTATCGATGCTCGCACGGTGGACGTGGTAGCGCCAAGACGCGCACCTTCGCACTGATGACTGCGGTAAAGGCTTACCAGTCGATGATGAACGGTGAAAGCGGCGTAGTGCTCTGCGCGCGTGAGTTCATGAACTCCCTGGAAGAGTCTAGCATGCAGGAGGTGAAACAGGCGATCCTGTCTGTCCCCTGGCTAGCTTCCAACTTTGATATCGGCGAGAAGTACATCCGCACCATCGACAAGAGCGTTAACTACGTGTTCTGCGGTCTCCGGCATAACCTCGACAGCATCAAGTCGAAAGCTCGCATCCTACTTTGCTGGGTTGATGAGGCTGAATCAGTCAGCGAAATAGCCTGGCAGAAGCTGAGCCCGACCGTTCGTGAGGAAGGTTCAGAGATTTGGGTGACGTGGAACCCGGAGCGCGACGGTAGCGCCACGGACAAGCGTTTCCGCAAAGAGGCTGGCGACGACTGCATCACCGTTGAAATGAACTACACGGATAACCCGTGGTTCCCTGACGTGTTGGAAGGTGAGCGACAGAACGATCAGCGCCGCCTCGACCCGGCAACATACGCCTGGGTGTGGGAAGGTGCTTATCTCGAAAACTCTGACAAGCAGGTGCTGGCCGGGAAATACAGGATCGCTGAGTTCTCAGACGAACTATGGAAAGAGGCCGAACGCCTGTTCTTCGGAGCCGACTTCGGTTTCGCCAAAGACCCTAACACACTTGTTCGCTCGTTCATCCTGCACAACCGGCTGTACATCGAGTACGAAGCATACGGTCAGCAGACTGAGCTCGACCACATGCCTGAGCTATACGACACGATTCCTGGCGCGCGTGACTGGCCAATCAAGGCCGATTCCGCTCGACCCGAGACTATCAGCTATCTCAAACGTCAGGGCTTCAACATCTCAGCCGCTGAGAAATGGCAAGGAAGCGTTGAGGACGGGATCGCTCACCTTCGCGGATTCGACGAAATCATTATCCATCCTCGCTGCAAGAACGTGGCGCGCGAGGCCCGCATGTGGTCGTACAAAACGGACAGGATCACTGGTGAGGTGTTGCCAAAACTCTCCGATGGCTATGAGCATTGCTGGGATGGTATTCGTTACAGTCTCGACGGACACATTAAACGTAAGGGCCAGATGGCCGGGATGATGATTCCTAAGCGTCTGCAACGGCGTTAAACTGAATATGTGGTGAATGCGCAGGCTGATGCGCGCGAAAGGGAGAAATCTCTGGGCTTACGGCAAGACAATTCGATTATTCGATGCGGCCCACGTTGGTAAGCCAAAGCCGGAGATCAGCACCGGCCACCACACAATATTTATCAGGTCGCTCAGGCGGCCTTTTTTATTGCCCCGCAATCACCAACGGACAAACCATGACTGACAAATTAACTCTCGCCGTCAACCATGCGTTGAACGATGCGCGGATGGCGCGTGCCCGTATGGGGCTGATGGCGCCTACAATGGGGCTGGACAATAAGCGCCATTCAGCATGGTGCGAATATGGATTCCCTGAGCAGGTAACCTACGAAAACCTTTATGCCCTGTACCGTCGCGGTGGTATCGCTCACGGTGCCGTTGAGAAGCTGGTGGGCAAGTGCTGGCAGACTAACCCGGAAATCATCGAGGGTGATCAGGCAGACAAAAAGCGCAAAGAAACCGCCTGGGAGAAAAAGTCCAAACAGGTATTCACAAACCGGTTCTGGCGCTCATTCTCTGAGGCGGATCGCCGCCGTCTTGTTGGTCGTTATGCAGGCATACTTCTGCACGTCCGCGATGAAAAAGACTGGAACCTTCCGGTAACCAAAGGGCGAGGTCTTCAGAAAATATCGGTGGCGTGGGCCGGGTCGCTTACGGTGAGCGAGTGGGACACCGGCCTGAACTCGAAGACGTACGGCCAGCCGAAGATGTGGCAGTACGCCGAGCGGTTGCCGAATGGCTCAAGCCGCCGCGTCAATATCCACCCTGATCGAGTTTTCATCCTTGGTGATTACTCCGACGATGCCATTGGCTTCCTTGAGCCAGCTTACAACGCCTTTGTGAGCCTGGAGAAGGTAGAGGGCGGGTCTGGTGAGTCATTCCTGAAGAATGCTGCACGCCAGTTAAGTATTAATTTTGATAAAGAGGCGAAACTGGATGAAATAGCCAGAGCATACGGGGTTGATTACAGCGAACTTAATGAAATCTACGATAAAGTAGCCCGTGAAATGAATATCGGGAACGACTCCGTTCTTATTACACAGGGGGCCAATGTTGCTCCGATTGTGGCTGCTGTATCCGATCCCTCTCCAACCTATAACGTCAACCTGCAAACCGCCGCTGCTGCGCTGGATATCCCGACAAAGATACTCGTTGGCATGCAGACGGGCGAGCGAGCGAGCACGGAAGACCAGAAATACTTCAATACTCGCTGCCAGTCTCGCCGTGGCGACCTGTCATTCGAGATTGAGGATTTCTGCGACAAGCTTATCGACCTGCAGATCGTCGACTCAGTCAGCCAGAAGGCTGTTATCTGGGATGACCTTAACGAACAGACCGGTACTGAGAAGCTCACTAACGCCAAGACCATGGGCGAGATTAACCAGACCATGCAGGGCAGCGGCGATGAACCCGCGTTCACCCGTGAAGAGATTCGCACGGCTGCGGGCTATGACAATGATGACGAGGAGCCGTTAGGAGAAGAGGATGGCGACGAAGAAGACGAAGCCACCGATTCTGCCGCGTAACTACCAGGATCCGACCGGAGCCGATGCGCTGGAACGCCGGGCAATGAAAGACTTCGCCAGGCGGATGAATAAGATTGGCAAAGCGTACAAATCAGCTCTCGACAAAATACCTTCCTCCCTCGCAGTAAACGCCAGATACGAATACCAGCTAAACCCAACGCTACTCTCCATCATCCTGAACGATGCCAGTTACCTGGTTGATCAGGTGCTGCTTGAAGGAGGCGATTACGACTTGTGGTTTTACGAGTACATCGATCTGGCTTCGGAGAAAGGGACCGGGCAGTCGTTCTACAACCTCAGCCAGCAGTCGCCGGTGTACGCCGCTGGTCGTGAGTCGCTGGCGTCCATCCTCGCAAGCGACCCGTACCAGCAACGCATGGCGCTGGTGCATGCCCGTGTGTTTGAGGAAATGAAGGGTCTGACTGCTGACGTTAAGCGAGATATGGCGCGCGTGCTGACTGATGGCGTGGGCCGTGGACTCAATCCGCTGGACATTGCCCGCAACCTGACAGACCAGACCGGCATCGAGAAACGCAGGGCAAACCGTATAGCACGCACTGAAGTGACTACCGCGCTGCGCCGGGCTAAGTGGGATGAAGACCAGGAGGCGAATGACCTTTACGGCCTTAAAACGCTGCTGGTTCACATCTCGGCTCTGTCACCGACAACCCGACATACCCACGCAGTGCGTCACGCGCACCTCTACACCAACGAAGAGGTGCGTGACTGGTACAGCAAGGATGGGAATTCCATCAACTGTAAATGCAGCCAGCAATCGGTGCTGGTGGATGCGGACGGCAAACCGGAGTACCCGGACACCATCACGAAACTCAAACAGGAATATAAATCGATGCAGGCGCGCGGTTACGCCTGGGCGGAGAAATAGCTATGCCTATGCAGGTAAACATCACCACGAAGGTGAACAGCCAGTCTATCCGGCGCGAAACATACAACGGGCGTGAGCACCTGGTGCTGCCGAGTTACACACTTCCGGCGAACGTCGTCATGAATGGCGGATTGTACACGCAAGAGCAAATCGACGCCCACTATCAGGGGCTGGAGGGTACCCTGGCACCGCTTGGGCATCCTCAGGTTAACGGTCAGTTCGTGTCTGCTTTCTCCCCAGAGGGGATTAACGCAGGCCATATCGGCGCGTGGAACCGCAATGTTAAGAAGTCCGGTAATCGCATCTACCTCGAAAAGTGGGTTGATGTGGCCCGCGCCAGCGAGTCGGAAGGTGGCAGGGAGCTACTTGATCGCGTCGCTGCCATTGAGCGCGGTGAAGACGTTCCGCCGATTCATACCAGTGTTGCCGCATTCCTCGACCAGCTTGAACCCAACGATCAGCAGCGCGCAACAGGTGCTGAGTGGGTGGCAGATATCCACGGCATGGACCACGACGCGATCCTGCTGCACGAGGTAGGGGCCGCAACCCCTGAGCAGGGAGTTGGCCTGATGGTTAACGCTGATCTGGCGCAGCCGCTTAAGGCCAACTCTGGCGCGCTGGTGGGCGAATCCTACCGGGAGCGCGAGCAGCGTCTCGATCGGGCGGCCAAAGCTAAGTTTGCGCCGGGCACGGATGAATATGCCTGGGTTGCTGACTTCACTGACTCGCAGGTGGTCATCGTGCGGAATGGCGGTGATACACAGGTTTACGGTTATTCCGCTGATGGCGGGAAGATCACCATCGACGATACCGGAACTGTAGTAGCTCGTCAGGAATCGTGGGTAGCCGTCGTAGCCAACAAATTGAAAGCTCTATTCACTCCGCAGGAACAGCCTGCACCAAACCACAAAACGGAGGGCGACATGCCTTTAACCAAAGAAGAACTGGAACAAATCGGCAGCATGATCGGCCAGGCTGTTGCGACCAATACTGAAGCGGCTATTAAGCCTCTCGCGGAAAAGGTTGATGCGCTACAGGCCAACCAGAAGCAACTCGCTGACACCCTGACCGCCAATTCACGCGCTGAAGAGAAAGCCAAGCGTGATGCGGTTGCTAAGGTCCATGGCGACATCGTGGCCAACGCGCTTTCTGGCGATGCCCTGGACGCAATGTTCAAGTCGCTGGGCGAAGCTGCTCCGCTGGGCACCAACAATGCTCAACAGCACAAAGAAACCGGCGCACCTGCCGCAGACGAACACTTCAAGTAAGGAGCCGGAATAATGCCACGTTATCGTCGCGTTAATATCGACGGTCAGTCTCTGTACAAGACCGAAACCCGCACCACGGCCGCAGCGTTGCTTCCTGGTACTGCGGCAACCATCAACTCATCCGATAAATTCGCTCAGGCCACCGCGCTAACCGGCCGCCTGTACATCATCGATGTCGGTTATCACCAGGGATTAACCATCACCGAATCAATCCCTGCCGGGGATTCGGCAGTAGGTAACTACGTCGAAGAAGGTCGTGAGCTGGCGCTGCGCTGCCTGCCTGGTGCGTATAAAAAAGACAGCCCGATCAAGCTGGGCACTGCCGGTCAGTTTACCCTGGCAACCGATGACACTGATTCAGTAATCGGATACAGCCAGGATGAATACACCATCGCGGCCAGCACCACCGACTTCATCCGCGTGCGCATGCGCGTTGGCACTGCCGCCGCAGCTGGCGCGTAACAAAAGGACAAAAACATATGTACTTCTCAAAAGAGACGCTGGCGACTAACTCCCGCCTTGGCGGGCACTGGAGTGAGCTGTGGGCAAACCGCAACATGTGGAACCTACAGAACGATTCCATCATTGCGGCTAACCGCGCAATCATGACGGCTGACATGCTGGCCTGTAACGCCGTTGGCGGCTTCTCCCGTGACTTCTGGGCTGAGATTGACAACCAGGTGCTGCAACTGCGGGATCAGGAAGTTGGCATGGAAATCGTGAACGACCTGATCGGCGTTCAGACGGTGCTGCCGGTCGGTAAAACCGCCAAGCTGTATAACGTGGTTGGCGACATCGCCGATGACGTGTCAGTAAGCATCGATGGTCAGGCGCCGTTCTCCTTCGACCACACTGACTACGCGAGCGACGGCGACCCGATTCCGGTGTTCACTGCTGGTTACGGTGTTAACTGGCGTCATGCTGCTGGCCTGAACTCTGTGGGCATCGATCTGGTGCTGGACTCGCAGATGGCGAAGATGCGCAAGTTCAACCAGAAGCGCGTCAACTACTACCTGAACGGCGATTCAAAAATTCAGGTTCAGTCCTACCCTGCGCAGGGCATTAAGAACCACCGCAACACCAAGAAGATTAACCTCGGGTCTGGTGCTGGTGGCGCGAATATCGACCTGACAACTGCAACCACCGAGCAGATCATTGAGTTCTTCGGTAAGGGTGCGTTCGGTACTACTGCGCGTGCCAACAAGGTCTCTTCCTACGATGTCATGTGGGTATCTGACGAGATTTGGGCGAACCTGGCTAAGCCGTATGTAGTGAACGGTGTTATCAGTGGTAACGTTCTGCAAGCCGTCCTGCCATTTGCCCCTGTTAAGGAAATTCGACCAACCTTCGCGTTCTCCGGTAACGAGTTTATCGCGTACGTTCGTCGCCGTGACGTGATCTCTCCACTGGTGGGTATGGCTGTAGGCGTTGTTCCGCTGCCGCGCCCAATGCCTAACGTTAACTACAACTTCCAGATCATGTCTGCTGAAGGTCTGCAAATCACCGCAGACGATCAGGGCCTGTCTGGCGTTGTCTACGGCGCTAACCTGGCGTAAGGAAACAGCATGGCAAAATACGAAGTTGTGCGCCCATGGTTCGGCGTTAAGGTTGGCGACGTGGTGGAGTTGAAAGAGCTTCACCCGGCGCTGAAGCCTAACGTCCGTCTCATGAATGGTGAGGCAGGCGGAGAACTTACCCCGTCGACACCTGGTGCCGGTACCGGTGAGAAATCTCGCAAAGAGGTTATCCAGGCTCGTCTGACTGAACTGGGCATCGAGTTCAAAGGCAACCTGGGCGCTGAAAAGCTCAGTGAGCTGTTGCCGGATGGCGAGCTCGAAAAGCTTTTCCCTGCTGAATAACAGCCGCCGCTCAAGCGGTTTTTTTATGCCCCGCTCCGGCGGGGTATTTCACGGAGTCGATAATGGTAACTCTCGAACAGGCGAAGGAGTATCTGGAGAGCCAGGGAATTACCATTCCCGATTTTGTTCTTCAGGCTCTAGTCGACCAGGCCAACAGCATTCAGGAGTGTCTCGATGCGCATTATCCGGCATCGACAGCGCTGCTGATTCAGCTCTATCTGCTCGCGCTTATGGGGCTCGGGCAGGGGGATAAGTACATCTCCAGCCAGACGGCTCCGAGTGGTGCATCGCGCTCGTTCCGATACCAGTCGTTCACCGATCGCTGGAAAGCATCAGTGAACCTGTTGCGGGGGCTGGACAAATACGGCTGCGCCACCTCGCTGATTCCTGCCGACCCAACCGCCGCCCCGGCATTCGCTGGTATCTGGATCGGTAAAGGCGGCTGCATGTGTAATGGGAGTAAATAACATGTTGGAAGCAAGACAAATTGCTGAGCTGCTGAACCAGTTATTCGCGATAGACCCTGCGGCGGCGGCAGACTTGGTCAACCACCGGGTGGTATGTAACGACGCATTTCTCGGAAGCGACATTCCCTTTGTCTGCTCGCAGTCACGAGATGGCGTCATCACGATGGGGATGGTCGGGTTCGTTAATGCCATGGCCAAACCAGGAACTGGTTACGCAGCAGCCGTGTATGACGATGATGGGCAACTTACCGGCTTCACAGTGGTAGGTGTATTGTCATGACATACAAATCAGTTAAGCACGGCCTGCCGCGCGCATTCACCCGCGTCTGGGTGATGACCGACACCGGGCGGGAGACTACCGGCTACGTTAAATCGGACGGCGAGTGGTTCATCAACTGCCCGCGCATCCGGGCGACCGGCGCGAAAGTGCTGCGCTGGAAGGAGGGCTGATGTCGTCTACTGCGTCATGGTCATACAACAAGCCGTGCACGATATGGCGCAAAGGTGCAGGTGGCAATGACGAGTGGGGCGATCCTGTCGACCCATACGAACCGCCTGAAACCATCATGTGCGACTATATCGGCGGCCTGTCTGCAAAGCTCGGTTCAATCGGTAAAGAGGTTGTAGTAAAAAACACCTTTTTCACGGCTTACGCTCTGGCCGATGAGGGCGATTACATCCTGATTGGTGTTAGCGCTGAGCCGGACCCGGTCGTGGCTGGTGCCGATGAGGTTCGTCACGTGACGCGCTGGAACGATACTCTCGAAGGTCTGGAAGATGACTGGGCGATAATTACGGGAGTGTAGCCATGGGCATCAAAGTGCGTGGCGCTGCACGCGTAGAGCGCAATTTGAACCGCATTCTGAATGATATTCAGGGTAGAAAAGTCATTCGCGCACTCCAATCGGCGATGATTATTGGGGCGGCAAGAGCGGCCCTCTACACGCCGATCGACACGTCAGCACTTTTAAACAGCCAGTTTCGCGAAATAGTAACTGATGGGGTGGTAATCACCGGCAGGGTGGGTTACTCAACCAACTATGCCGTTTATGTTCATGATCCGGCTAACCCGCAGAGGTTCCGCCGTTCAACGGCTAAAAAAGAATTCCTCACACTTGGATTTGAAGAGGAACGTTCTGCAATCGATGATGTTGTGCGTAAGGAGCTTTCACTATGACACCAATGATGCACGAACGGGTCAGAAATTTGTTCGGCGGCGCCGGGTTGACGAGTGGCTTTATCATACAGCAACTGATGTTTGACGACCCGAAAGACCTGTCGAAGGCTGTAATGGTTTTTCGTCCCAATGGAGGAGCCAACATCCGCAATGAGCTCGGTTCCGAGTATCACGTGCTGGTGGATGTCATCGGCGCAAAAGATAAGAGTAAGGCCGCAGCGGATGCCGTTCAGCGTATTGTTGATTACGTACAGGATAACCCTATAAGCGATAGCTGCGTGGGCCACATCGAAAATATGGGGGGCATCCCGCCGCCGGTATTAACCGAAGAGGGAAGGATAGTTTTCCGCCTTCAGTTCGCTTGCCTCTACGGGGAGTAAGCACAATCAGCAGGCTGCCATTCGGCGGCCTTTTTTATTTACAGAGAGGATTTCCCCATGGCAGCAAATTGCCCTACGGACAATACAAAACTTTTCGGCAGAGCCATTGTACTCGAAGTGGCTGATGGTTGCGCCGATGCAGTTCCAGCGGAATCGGAGTGGAAAGCTCTGGCCGCTGGTACAAGTAAAGGTTTCGATTTCTCGCCGAACAGCGTTACTTCTGACGCCGACGATACTAAAGGCTATGTCGAGAATATCGTGACGAACGCCGACTTCACCATCTCATTTGAAGGTGAGGTGCGCCGTAATGACAAACTCGACCAATACGGGGTCGGGCGCCTGATTAAGTATTTTAATACTGAGATCCAGGCGGCACGCCAGCCCACTTTGTGGGTGCGCATGGAGTTCGGGCCGATAACTTTCATCGGCTACATGCTGATTAACGCGCTCAGCTCTGACGGTGGCAGTAACGACATTGTCACGTTTTCCACTGAGTTCAAGGTGGCAGCCGCCGACACTATCCAGATCGTTGACACCGATGAAGAAGTGCCGACCACAGGTGTCACCGTTACGCCTACCAGCGCATCTGTAGCGGCCGGTGCTTCGACAACCTTCGCCGTCAACGTAGCGCCAGCCGATGCGACCGATAAAACCTTCACGGTTACTTCGTCCGTACCGGCGCGTGCCACAGCGACTATCAGCGGAAACACCGTGACGGTAAACGCCCCGTCTGGCGCGACGGCGGGCACTGCGAATATCACAGTTACCACCACTGACGGCTCATTCACAGCAGTCTTTGCGGTCACCGTAACCGTTTAGTCACCATTCCCGGGGCTTCAAGTTGAGGCCCATATAATGCTGGCTAAGGATAGAAAACATGACACCAATGAAAGAGATCGGTGAGCTGCTGATCACCTGCGGCGACCGGGATTTCTTTTTCAGGCCTTCGTTCGCCAATATGACCAGAATTGGCGACCCGGGTGAGATAGTTGCTGCTTTTTATGCTCTCCATCACGATGAAGTCTCAGTCCTTCTGGAAAGGGCTATGACGTCATACGGACATATACCTGAGTGGATCGTTCAGCACATCAAAGATTCAACCTACGGTCGGGCGGCTATGCTTGCTGCCGGAACAGTCCTGGAGGCTTGCTGTGATGATGATATTTCTGTGCTGATCGGTGAGTTGCGACCAGCGCGTATTGGTGGGCGTCCATTCAAGATGCGTCGCGGCGAAATGGACGAGTTCGATATGGTGGTTATTGCTCAGTCTCTGATTACTCACGGCATCATCGGAAAGGCAAAGGTTCGCAAGTTGCAGCGCCATGAGAGTGGCGAAACCACAACCGAATTTAATGCCTTCGAGTACATCAGCGCGGCACGTAATCACTTCGGCATGAGCCGGGCGGAAGCAGAACAATTATCCATGACGGAATTTCAGCTCTTAATCGCCGCCAAATATCCGGACCAGAAAGGCTTCACAAAAGACGAGTACGACGCAGTCGCAGATGACTATCTGGCGAAGAAAGAAAAACGATTAGCCCGGGCGAAACGGGCCACCTAAATAAAATCACACCCAAAAAACCTCGCGCCGGCGGGGTTTTTTATTGCCCGGAGGTTAGTAAATGGCTGGTACTGTCAGCGCTGGAACGATTGTTTATGAAGTTGACATGGACACCGCCGGGATCCTTCAGGGGCGCCGGGATATTGATGCCGCGTTGAATGGGCTTAACGGTAGCATGAACCGACTTGAAGAGGGATTGAACCGCACTGAGCGATCCCTGTCTTCGATTGAAGGCACGATGTCCAGCTTAACTGGCGTCGCGAAAGCGCTTATTGCTGCTCTTTCTGTTCAACAGGTTGGCGCATATGCCCAAGCATGGCAGGATCTTAGTAATAAACTGGCAAACGCCGTCAGGGATTCTGTACCACCCTTTGAAACGCTGGCTGATGTAACAGAACGCGTTTTTGATATATCCCAAAAAACCCGTTCAGGACTTGATGCCACGGCCACGCTCTACGCCCGTCTGGAGCGCTCAACGAGAAGTTACGGCGTCAGTGTGGAAGACATTACCAGACTGACGACGATTATTAACCAAGGCTTTGTCGTATCTGGGGCTACAGCAGAGGAGGCAAGCAACGCCATCATTCAGCTTGCCCAGGGTCTGGCATCTGGCGCCCTAAGGGGCGATGAATTTAACTCTGTGAATGAGCAGGGTAACCGGCTGATGATTGCTCTTGCTGACTCCATGAATGTCAGCATTGGGGCGCTAAGGAACATGGCTGCAGAAGGCAAGTTAACGACTGAGGTGATCGTTAATGGCCTGCTATCTCAGGGCGATAAAATTGGACAAGAGTTTGCTAAAACAACTGCCACGATCAGCCAGTCGCTTGAAATTGCCAACAACAACATCACGAAGTTCTTTGGTGAGAATGCCACTGTAAAAACTGGCGTCAAAATATTCAGTGACTCAGTAATTTCTCTAAGTGAAAACTTGGACGTTCTCAGCACTACGCTCACGATTGTTGCCGGCGTAATGGGGGCGCGGTATGTCGGTGCGCTGACCATGGCTACCTCAGCGAAAATCGCTGATATCGCAGCATCCCGTCAGCAGGTTGTAGCAGACAATCAGACGGCACAGGCTGCTTTGGTAGCTGCTAATTCTGTTCAGCGTAAGGCTCTTGCTGATAAAGAGGCTGCTCTATCTTCTCTCGCGCTGGCCCAGGCTGAATACAACGTGGCAAAAGGTAGCGCTGCAGAGATGCTGGCAATGGATGCTCTTGTGGCCGCGAAAACTCGGGCTACTACCGCATCTCTTGCACTTGCTGAGGCTGAAACTGCTCAGGCTGCGGCATCTGCCCGCGCAGCGACTGCTGCCCGCGCAGCGTCAGTAGGTATTGGAATGGCTCGTGGAGCACTTGCTCTTATAGGTGGTCCAGCGGGGGCGGCTATGCTTGCTGCCGGAGCGATCTTCTATTTCTGGCAGAAAGCTCAGCAGGCAAAAGAGGAGGCAATCGCATTTGCCGATGGGCTGGATAAGCTAAATGCCGCCATGAATGCAATGTCCAATACTCAGCTGCGTGGGGCTATAGGGGATGCCAACACATCTATTCGAGCGCAAAAAGAGGCAGTTGCCGAGCTTGAGGCTGAGGTTAACAAGCTCACCACGCGACATAGCAAATTCACACCAGAAGCGCAAAAATATGCTGACTCAATGGGGCAGGGTACTGAATTTGCTCAGCGCCAATCTGAAGTATCAGATGAACTGGCGCGTAAAACACGTGACCTGCAGGCGGCAAAAGAAAAGCTATCCAGAACTGAAGACACGGCAGCGGAAGCTACCAGAACATTAACCAACAATATGCTTACCGCGATGGGGGTTCATGATCAACTCATCGAAAAGTCATGGTCGCTCGAGCAAGTACAGGGCGCGGTAGCTAAAGCCTTCGGCGATACGGCTGATGAAATAAACAGAGCCAATCAGGCTGGGAAAAGCTTCGATCCAAAAGCGCTGCAGATTTCACCGGCTACCAAAGAGGGCGATAAAGTTATCGCTACTCTGGAAGAGCAGAATGAATTACTTAAAATTCAGGACGAGAGAGAGCGGGCGATAGCCAAAGCCAGGATGCAGGCTGCCAAGGTCACTGACAATCAGAATCAAATCTCTGCAGCTGGCAGGCTGGCTGCTGAAAATTATGATTTAGAGAAGTCAGAAGAAGCCAGGAAAAAAGCTCAACAAGAGAGTGAGCAGCAGGGGAAAAAATCAGCGTCTTCTGCTGAATCTGTTGCTCAGAAGCTGGCGAACCTGAAGCAGCAAGCAGAACTGGCGGCGGGGTCAACTCAAGAACTCAGTAGAGAGCAGGCCATGCTTAATGCCGAGCAATCTCTTGGGAAGGGCGCATCTCAGGCCCAGATCGCACAGGCCCGGCAGTATGCTGCAGAGAAATGGGATACGGCGAATGCCATCAAGGCCGAGGCTGCAGCTCAGAAGCTTCTTCCTGAGTCACGTGAGAATGCCACTTACAAGCAGGATGTTGATGATCTGAATACCGCGCTGGCGGCGAAAAAAATCAGTCAGGAGCAGTACAACCAGACTTCTGAAAGGCTCGCAGCAACACACCAGGCCAACCTTGCCAAAATCCAATCCGAGCAGGCCGTAACTCCGCAGCAGGACGCTGTAGGTAGCGTTGATACGGTGCAACAGTTGGCTAACGAGAATGCGCGAAAACTCGCGCTTATCCAGGCTTTCGAGCAGCAGGGGCTAGTCACTCACCAGAACGCGCTGATGCTACGCGCCAATGCCGATAAGAGTTATGAGCAGGCGCGTATCGCTGCACAGTGGGAAATGTGGAGAAATCAGAGTATCGGCAACGAAATGCTCGCGGCCAGCTTTGATTCCCTTGCGGGTAATGCCTCGAATGCTTTTACCGGGATTCTGACGGGGAGCATGTCAGCACAGGAGGCGATGCAGTCTCTCGCCAGCAATGCTCTGAACAGCCTGATCAACGGCTTTGTTCAGATGGGCGTAGAGTGGGTTAAATCGGCCATCATGGGCCAGACAGCCCAAATCGCAGCGACGGCAGCCACAACTTCGGCGGCTGTAGCCGGTACGGCGACGACTACCGCAGCGAGCGTTTCTTCTGCCGCGGCTACCACTGCTGCGTGGACGCCTGCAGCAATCGTCGCATCTATCGGCTCGTTCGGTGGTGCTGCGGCCATTGGTATCGGTGCAGTTATTGCCGCCATGGCGATGGCTGGTGGTATCGCTGGTAAGCGTAAAAACGGTGGTTCCATCCAAGCTGGAGGAATGTATCAAGTAGGCGAGGGCGATAAGCCAGAAATCTTCCGCGCTAATAATGGCAGCCAATACATGGTGTCTGGTGATAACGGAACCATGCTAAGCAATAAGGACATCACCTCCGGAGGCGGCGGTGGAGCTCCAGTTCTCAACATCTACAACTACTCATCCTCGTCTGTTGATGCTCAGGCTACGCAAAACGGCGATGGTTCATGGACGCTTGAAGCTTTTATAGCTGATATGAATAACGGTGGCCCGGCAAGCAACGCCATAACCAGCAACATGAACGTTAAACGCAAGCCAAGGGGGCAGGGCTGATGCCAATTATCGACTATCCCGACTGGCTGCCGCTGGCGCAGAAGGCCAGCAAAAACATGACGCTCGATACCGGGTTCCAGACCGATCAGCCAGCGGTCGGCCCGGCCATCTTCGAGAACCAGACCGACGACCTGAAAGTGACCTGGTCACTGACGTGGATCTTCACCCTGGCGCAGGAGCGCGCATTCCAGCAGTGGCTACGCAGCCCGAACTATCTCAACCGGGGCCTGAACTGGTTCCGGATGAATGTCAACCTGGGCGGCAGCGGTCTCCAGCAGCAGGAGCTTCACTTCACGCAGATGCCGGTGCAAACCAGTATCGACGGCGGAGTGGTGACCTGGACGGGAACCGTTATCTCTAACCATCTGTACAACGCTGACGACGAGTTCGACGACATCATTGTTGAGCTGCCGCCGCCTTGGGATTCATGGCTGGATATCGTGGTTACGGGTTATCCGGATGGGCGCGATCCGGAAAGTCTTCCGAGGGTTCCCTGATGCCATCATTCCGTCAATATAAGCAGCAGCGCCCGACGCGCGGACTGTACGACACCATTACGTTCTACCATCCATCCTTTGGCTACGTCCGCTTGGTCGATAAGCAGTTCTTCCCGAAGACGCTTGGCGGCCAGACATACTCGCCAGCGCGCTTTGAAATCGAAGAGAGCCAGCAGAGCGGTACGCCGGTAATTGACGCGACGGTGAAGCTTGGGCGGCTGTCGTCGGATATCAAAGCGCTGATGAAACAGTGGAAGGGTGCGGCCAGGCTGACTGCCATCACGGCCACGCGGCAGATCTTCGACAGCGGCGACGTGTCGGTGCCGATTAAGTCGTGGCAGCTTTACGTCAAGACGGTGGATATCGATGCTGATGCCGCATCGGTCACGCTCTCCGTCACCAACCCTCTGAATAACAATATTGGTCGCCTTTATGATCCAGTCGAGTACACGGGACTTCAGTACCTCTGATTTTATCAGCAGGATGATCGGCGTGCCGTGGGCAAACCGGGCGTGTTCGTTCGAAAAGGTGGATTGCTGGGGGCTGGTGGTGCTGTATTACCGGCACGTTCTCGGCATTGAGCTGCACCAGACGCCGGACTACGAAGCCGGGGAGGACTTCTTCACCTGTTATCAGAGCGACGTCGTCTTCTGGCGCCAGGTCGATAAACCGGTCGACGGGGGGATATTTGTCGGGTACCGCGGCACGCAACCGGCACACGTTGGCCTGGTACTGAACCGTCAGGCGCTGCACTCGCGTGGAGAGAACGGAAGCGTGCGCATGGACTCGTTGCTGGTCATTCAGCGGGCATTCACCAAAGTGGAGTATTTTTCTTATGGCGCTGGTTGAGATATCGAATTTTCCAGGAACGCCTAAGCTGCGTTGCAGGGTGCCAAACGGCACCCTTTTTTATGACTGGCTGGCCGCTAATGACGCTACCTTTCACCGGGATCTGCTAATTGTCCGCAATGGCGTTAAGCTGGGCGATGATGATGAGCTAGCGTTTGAACTGACTGAACTGGACCACATCCAGATATTTGACCAGCCGAAGGGTATTGTCGGCGACATCCTCAGCCCGATCTTTAAAGTGGTGGGCCAGGTGTTTTCGTTCCTCGCGCCGAAGCCCGCTATCGCCAACAGCGGCGGCAATACGGTCGACTCACCGAACAATAGCCTGACCGGTCAGACAAACACCGCGCGCGTTTACAAGGCCAAGCCGGATATCTATGGCCAGATTCGTTCGTTTCCTGATCTGATTCAGGAGTCGGTATTCGAATACGTGCATCAGACGCCTACGGATGGCGGACTGAAGTTCGTCACAGAGTGGATGTGCGTCGGTATTGGAAAATATGACCGTGAATTTATTCGCTACTCAGAATCTAGCCTGGGGAGCATGGCCGGCGCTGAATACCAGTTCTTCGAGCCAGGTGAAGTAATCCCGCAGATCGTCGAAGGTTACGGGTTCGATGACGTTGACGGTCAGGAGGTTCCTGGGCAGAACGAAGCCAGCGACTTCCCTATAGAAACAGCAACGGCAAACACGGTTGTCAGCGGAACGTATTCCGGCGGCCAGATAGCGATGAAAATCGTTAAGCAGGCAGAGTTCGATTACTTTATGAGCCTGGTGCTTCCGCACGCGGTTACCTTCACCATCAACGTGACTTACAGCACTGCTTCCGGCAGCGTAACTACGGATGCGACATTCTCAGGCACGCTTATCTCCGCCGTTGAAACAAACGACGGTGCAGTGGTGAATCCGGTGCGCTGGTACACGTTTACGATGAACCAGCTGGAGGGGCCGCAGGATATCCCGGCTAACGCCACGATCAACACCACAAAGTTCATCCTGAACGATAACGAGGCGCTGGTGGTTGGACCGTTCTTTTCCCCGGTCGAATCAACGCAGCTGTGGCTGCATACCCAGTCCAGCCTCGGCGGTAAGAAGGAAACCAACTGGAAGGTGGTTATCTGGAAAATCGACGACGACTACAACCAGGTCCCTGGTACGCAGCAGACGTTTACGTACCGGCAGACGACGCCGCACCAGTCGACCAGCGAAGTCTTCTACCGAACCGACAAAATCACTCCGACCGGCGGATTTGGAAAGTACGCGGTTAGCTTCCAGCGCACGGATAACTCCGGAGACGCGTCACTTCTCAAGGTCGAAGAAATCCATAGCATCAACATCAGGACAAACGTCGTTCACCCGACCGACACGCTGGTGCGCGTAAAAGTCCGGGCGACTGAGAACGCTCTTGGCAGCCGTGAGCGCAAATACAACGCGCTGGTGACGCGCCACACCATCACATACGACCTCGACACGCAAACGGTGGATTACACTCTGCGGCCGTCGCGCTCGTTCGCTGATGCGGTGGCGCATACCTGGCTGATTATGGGTGAACAGCCGGTAAGCAGCATTGACCTGTACGGGCTGTACTCTATCGCAGAAAGTCTGCCTGACGAGCGCCTGGGCTACTTCGATTACACATTTGACGACGAGAACGACTCACTTGGCGACCGCGTGCAGGCGATCTGTAATGCGGCGTCGGTGGTGGCGTACTGGGATGACGGCGTGCTGACGTTTACCCGCGATCAGAAGGTTGACTACCCGGCGGCCGTATTCAACCGGGCCAACATGAAGACGGACGAGTACAAAATGACGTACGAGGCCACTCTTCCTGGCGGCTACGACGGTGTGCAGGTGTCCTATGTTCACCCAACCACGAACAATAAGACGTACATCAACTACCGCGTGCTGAACGGCGTAATCGTCGAGCAGGAAGCGGAAAACCCGAACAAGCTGGAGATAGTCGGCTTCCGTAACGAGTATCAGGCCCGGGAGCGCGCATTACGCGAAACCAAGCGCCTGATCTACTCGCGCGTGAAGATGAACGCCAAGGTGTTTGAGGACGGCATTATCCAGGTGGGTAGTGTCATTCAGATGCCTGATATCTACGACAGCAACCAGCAGCAGGGCTACATCACTGGCCGCGCCGGGAATAACTTCGATACCAGCGAGCCGATCACGTTTACCGGCTCGATGTATGTGCTGGTTACCGACAGCCTGGGTAACCCAACTCTGCGCTATCCGGCCACCGCCCGTAGCGACACGAAGTACGGATTCACCGCGGCTATCCCAAACATTCAGCTCAATATCTGGAACGGAGACACTGTGCAGCTCCCGTCGCGCTATCTCATTGCGACAGAGGAGGAACTGGACAGCCAGCTATGGACGGTCAACAGCATCAAACCGAACACAGATAACACGGTATCTCTGACAGTCGCGGAATACAGCGACGCCATCTACGAATAAGAACCGTCCCCGACAAACCTAACCCGGCCATCGCGCCGGGTTTTTTTATGGAATAAATATGGCCACTACACCTACTAATCTGCCAGTACCGAGCGAATCCCCGCGCGATCTGAAGTTTAACGCAGGCAAAATTGACGAGTTCGTTACGTCCTCGGAATCGTCATTCACAGATCGCTTTGGGAATAAGCACTATACAATTGAAGGAATTAATAAACTTTCGAAAGAAGCCATGGCCTCATTTGGCTACATCACAATGGACTCGTTCGAAGATGGAAATACATTAACGTTACCGAACCAAGTTTTGAGACTTGAGGCCATAGGCGAGTACTACCGCTGGGATGGTGCATTTCCCAAAGTTGTTCCGGCTGCATCAACCCCAGAATCTACAGGTGGCATCGGTGCCGGAAAGTGGCTGGGTGTTGGTGATGCTGCATTGCGATCAGAGTTATCAAGTGAAAAAGGCGCATCATTAATCGGCTATGGCGATGTAACGGTTGCAGATAAGCTGAATGAGCTGAAAACCCCATTTGATTTCGGAGCTAAGGGCGATGGGATAACGGATGACACGCTAGCGCTTCAGGCATACATCGACGGGGTTGATGGTGATATTGATTTATATGGTAAAACCTATCTGGTTAGCAAAAACCCAGCACTTGCAACTACCTATCCTACCGAGCCTGATTTTTCCAACAATGGATACAACTTCTGTCCATGCCTTGCATTGGTTGGAAAGAAGGGTATCAAAATTCACAATGGAACATTGCTTGTTAAGACGCATGGCCTTGATGCGTTAAGCCTCATAGCCTGTGAGCATGTTACTGTTGATTTAACTATCAAGGGTCCGGGAATCTTCCCTGCAATTGATACCACAACTGGGTATGCAGAGAAAGGAGAAGCCAGATTCGGGTACGATTCTGCTCTGGTTCTTGCACCAAACAATGCCCTTGATACCAGCGCATATACTGGCGGAGCATACGCTGGTGTTACAGGTCAATTCCCTAAATACAATGCAGACGGCAGCCAAGCTTCAGGTTGGCAGAACACATGGGGCAAGTTCCTTGGCGGCAACATCGGTAGCTGGGCTTGCGGTGTGAAGGTTCAACGTGCATGCCGTGGTATTCTCATCAACGATTGTGACATCTCTGGATTTAACTTTGGTGCGGTAGGTATTGGTATCCGTAACACGGCAGCGGCCTATGGAGCAAGTGATTACACCACGGATGCAGATGTACCTGATGGCGTGATGGTTATCAACACACGTATTCGCAAGTGCTACAGTGCAGGTATCTACGTCCTCTCTGGATATCGCCTGAACTACATGGCGAATAACATCGAAGACATCGGTCATCCTGATGGGGATGATGCACTGAACGCAAGTTACGACCCAGGCTACGGTATCACACATGGTCGAAATCGAAGAATCCGTAATGTAACAATTACAGAAAATATGATTCGTAACTGCCGACGCAAGTGTATTGACTTTCATGGTGGAGGTCAGGCTATCATCGCAAACAACCATTGCCTTGAACATGGGGTTGTAGGTATCTACGCTAAGTGTGGACCCGGCTGGGCACCCAACTATGAACCATATAACCTGATTGTCGCTGATAACTATGTCCGGTCTCGTGATGTGCCTGCCAGTGAAACTACAGGTCTACTGATCGGCGCTAAGTATACACGATGCATTGATGTTGGTGGTGGTGGCGAAGCCACGCAAGCCACTTACCCAGACCCTTTTGTAAAGATACACAATAATTACTGTGAACTCCGTGCATACGATGGGGTAGCAATAAATACAGGTGCTGGTGACGACAACTATGCAGTTTTCCAAGATATTGATATCAGCCACAATAGTGTTGTAATGAAGTGCAGCACCGTCAACAATACGACAGAAGGCATAGCTGTGAACGCTGGAGCGGAAGCCAACAAGGTTTACAGAGGGCAGCGCATACGCATGGTGGGAAATAGCGTTAAGCAATTTAATAATCTGTCACTTAATTATCGTGTTATTGGCTATAAAATTTCTGGCATTCCAAAGTCAATTATCGCCCACGGAAATACTGTGGATTTAAACACGTTAAGACAGGCAGGATTGCTATCATCATTTGTTTTAGATGGGAGAACGTACATCTCATTTTCTGGAAACCAAGCATTAAGCATCGGTTCTCGTAGCACAATGTCAGCCTCAGACCTAATTTTCTACGACAATGCAAGAATCTCTATTCCAGCAGGGGCGGCGTCAACTTCAATTCCAGCCAGCTTATTTAGAGGGGTTTGGCAGGCAACCATTGCAGGGTCTGGAGATGCATTTGGAGCAAGACAGGTTCAACTTGCAAGCACTGGGTCCTCAGGCGTTTCTACGGAGGTAGTTCGATCTTCATCAACCGGTGTTCTGGCTAATATTGCCATAGGTTACTCTGGGATTACCATACCAGCAGTGACAAACCAAACTGATGTTACTATAAGCATCAAGCCACTCATTCAATACGACTCCGTGCCATAAGGAAAGCGCCCCTTTAAAGGGGCGCTAAGTTACATTCTTTTGATGTATACTCTATATCCGTTATCGTACTTTATTAGCTTAATAAGGTTATTATCTTTCATAATCACACCATCACCATTGAAACGCTCGTCTTTAGGTATAGAAGATGATATTCCATACTGTTTCATGAGGCTATATTTAAATCTATAATTTGCAAATGCAGAGCCAACAAGATATTGCGAGACAGGTATTGCAGAGTATATTCTCTTGACAGAGTCAGGATAAGAAGGGAAACCAGAAATAACTAACTTATCACCAGTCTTGTATCCGTATTCAATAAGATTGAATGCTATATTCTGAGCGACCACTCTGTCTATGCGCTGATAAATATTGAACGCATTCGATACTCCATATGCTTGGCTGAAATTGAAAGCAATAAAAACTACAATCAATGATTTTGATAACACACCTAATTTAATCATCATTTCTACGCCCTTCAATAGTGCGCACAATGATAATCCAGCGGCTATCATCACTCTAGGCTCTACTATAGGGCTTCTCAAAACTAGATATGGAGCAAACCCTAGAACTATTATTGCTATAAATGCAAATACTGAAAATGCAATTTTCATATTTCTTTCTATGGATGAAATTGCCAACATAACAATCAGTAATATTAATAAGATAATACAAGGAGCAAAAGCAGTAACCTTGTAAAGCATGCCTATAAACAGTGAGAAGTTATTTACAATTATCTTTAGGCCATCAACTGAAAGCGGTATTATCTGAGAGTGGGTGTCCGTGTATCCAGATGTATAGGAATCTCCATCAAAGAACGCTAGCATCATTACTTTATAAATCAAGAACGAAAAGAAAAGAGATGATAACACTTTTATGATTAAGCTAATTACATCATTTTTATTTTCATTGCAGTACCTCATAAAGCACATTAATGCAAGATATGATAAAACAAATGGTATCGATGCCTGATATATTGATATTGAAATAAACCCAATCACCACCGAACTAATCCAGCAGACAATGCCTCTCTCTGCACTCATCCTTGCCTGTAAAATAGCACCAAGACAAGATAATGACATTATTAAAGAGTCAAACCTGAAGTAAATGTTACCTATGAATAAAGTCGAAGTCAGTGGTAGTAACATGCATGCTGCTTTAGCAATTGGGGATTTCATGCCTAGCTCAGCAGAGATAAGATACCCGCAAAAAGTCATCACAAAAGCACATAATATAATGGTAAGCGGGAAAATATCGTATAAAACACCATCCCCAAAGAAATTTAAACCTCCGCCAAACATGCTAATCGCAGCCATTATAACAGAGGAAAGAGGCCTACCGTTGCCCTCCCAAGCAGTAACACCAGTATCTGTCCTGAGCCAATCATCAACAACGTAGTTGTTATTAATGATAAAGGGCAATATGTATACAAATGATAGAGCCAGCGATATTAAAAATATAGACTTATCATTTTTCAGATTTCTTATCATTTTCGTCCCTTCAGCACATAACGAGGTCTATTTTTCACTTCTACGTAAATCCTACCGATATACTCACCGAGGACTCCAATTCCTATCAACTGTATTCCTCCCAAGAAAAGTATTGAAACAAGCAGGGAAGGATATCCGCGGACAGCATTCCCAAAAAAGATGGTATCCAAAATCATCCACGCGCCATACAGGAATGCAGCACCGGCGACGAACAGGCCGATGTAAGTCCACATCCGCAGGGGGAAGGTAGAGAAACTGGTGATCCCCTCAAGAGCAAGGTTCCACAACTTCCAGCCGTTAAACTTCGTGTTACCAGCCACGCGCTCTGCCCTGGCATATTCCACGACATCAGTGCGGCCACCGACCCAGCTTAATACGCCCTTCATAAAGAGGTTACGCTCTGGCATGAGCTTAATGTTTTCCACTACCTCACGAGACATCAGGCGGAAATCGCCGACGTTTTCCTCGATCTTTGGATTGCTTATTTTGTTGTGCAGCTTATAGAACCACTCAGCGGTCTTTCGTTTCAGGCGCCCGTCAGTAGAGCGGTCAGATCGCTTAGCCAGAACCATATCGGCCCCAGCCTGCCATTTCTTTATCAGATGCGGAATGACTTCGATAGGGTCCTGCAAGTCAACGTCAATAGGGATAATCGCTTCACCTGTCGCATGGTCGAGACCGGCGAACAGAGCTGGTTCTTTCCCAAAGTTACGAGTGAATGACAGTGGAACAACAAGTGGATCGGCAACAGCAATCGCATTAATTATTGACTCTGTAGCATCTTTGCTGCCGTCATTGATGAAGACTATCTCTACTTCATGCTGCTGAAGACCTTCAAATTCCCGTACCGTTTTATAAAAAATAGGTATCGCGTCCTCTTCGTTGAAGACGGGAACGACCAGAGAAATTTTCATTTCGCATCCCTAAAGACAATGAATTTTGAATAAATAAAACCGCACACCAGGCTGATGGCGGAGAAAAGAATGAGAGTCACGATCGGAGCCATGCCAGACTTATCAGCGCACCACCCAACAGCAGCGCTAAGCGTCCCCATAAAGCCAACATATAGCATGTAGCGCAGAGTGGTAGTCGAGGACTTAAACGTGAACCTGGCGTTTGCAAAGAAGCTGAAAGACACAGCCACAACGAATCCGGCAAAGTTGCCAAGTGCCTGACCTGTATGGAATGCGTAAATGCAAACGGCGAACACAACCCAGTGGATGAGCGTGTTGATAACACCTATAGATGTGTACTTGGCGAATAACTTTAACATTATAGAAATCAGTGAATTCGGAAAGGTCTGAAGTGTAGCACCACAAACGCTATTGATCGATACCGCCGATCGATAATACTGTATGCATATGGGTCTTCCCTTGTTGTGGTGGCTGAAGGCATGATAATGGTGTATTTAATCGCCAGAGGTCACCGCCATGGACGAAAAGTCCCTCTACGCTCATATTCTCAACCTGTCCGCTCCGTGGCAGGTAAAGTCCCTTTCTCTCGATGAAAATGCCGGTTCTGTTACTGTCACTGTTGGGATCGCTGAAAATACCCGGTTAGCCTGTCCGACCTGCGGTAAATCCTGTTCTGTTCACGATCACCGTCATCGTAAATGGCGCCATCTTGATACCTGCCAGTTCACCACGATTGTCGAAGCCGATGTTCCCCGAATTATGTGTCCGGAGCATGGCTGCCAGACGTTGCCTGTTCCGTGGGCAGGGCCTGGCAGCCGGTATACGCTGCTGTTCGAATCGTTCGTGCTCTCATGGCTGAAAATCAGCACCGTTGATGCTGTAAGGAAACAGCTAAAGCTCAGCTGGAATGCGGTTGACGGCATTATGACCCGGGCAGTTAAGCGAGGTCTTGCCCGGATAAAAAAGCCATTATCTGCCCGTCATATGAATGTGGATGAGGTCGCCTTTAAAAAAGGACACCGTTACATAACGGTGATCTCCGATCGCGATGGCCGGGCGCTGGCCTTAACGGATGATCGCGGCACAGAGAGTCTTGCCGGCTATCTTCGCACACTTACTGACGGGCAGTTGCTGGCTATCAAAACGCTCTCTATGGACATGAACGCGGGCTATATAAGAGCCGCACGTATCCACTTACCCAGTGCGGTTGAGAAAATCGCCTTCGACCGCTTCCATGTAGCGAAGCAACTGGGTGAGGTGGTGGATAAAACCCGCCAGAATGAACATCCACACCTCCCTGTTGAAAGTCGTCGTCAGGCAAAGGGAACCCGCTTCCTGTGGCAGTACAGCGATAAGTGGATGACCGAATCCAGGCAGGAAAAGCTGATATGGCTGCGTGCACAGATGAAGCTGACGAGCCAGTGCTGGGCACTGAAAGAGCTGGCAAAGGATATCTGGAACAGGCCATGGAGCGAGGAAAGGCAGAATGACTGGCAGAGATGGCTGGCGCTGGCGGCCAACAGTGACGTACGCATGATGAAAAACGCCGCGAAAACGATAGGAAAAAGGTTGTACGGGATCCTGAATGCCATGCGGCACAGTGTCTCAAACGGAAATGCGGAGGCACTGAACAGCAAGATCAGGCTGTTGAGGATAAAAGCGAGGGGATACCGAAACAGGGAGCGCTTTAAGCTGGGAGTGATGTTCCACTACGGGAAACTGAACATGGCGTTCTGAGCCTTCCCACCATGATCGGGGAAGACCCATGCATATACAGTAACTATCGGAGGTGAGAAATGGGATTCCCGAGCCCGGCTGCTGATTACGTTGAGAACCGCCTGTCGCTTGATGAGCGATTCATCCACAAACCGTCTGCTACGTACTACATGAAGGCGTCAGAGACCATCTACCGCTGCGGCATCATGAAAGATGCGCTGCTTGTCATCGACTCATCACTAAACCCCTGTGATGGCTCGTTGCTGGTCTGTGAGATAGGAGGTGAGTTTAAGGTGAAGATTTACCGAACATACCCTCAGCCTCATCTTGAGAACGCACTCACCGGCAGGAAGGAAAAGTTACCTGGTCACTTTGAAGGGATAGATAGCCCAATATTTGGAGTCATCACGTACATCATCAACGATGCGCGGACGGGTGAGTTTGATGATTGCCCGGTGATGTGAAGGAAAATACACAGCTATACCATGAGGCATGGCTGTGTACTCTCTGTGTCACAGTTGTGTCATGCATGGATGTATCACAAGAAAACGAGAAAGCAGGTAACGACACGTAATGACACAAACGCGTAGCGAGCGCGGAAAAACCAATGATATTACAGTGCGTTAAATAGTACTCTACGTTCTTCTAAGCCGTAGGTCGTAGGTTCGAATCCTACAGGGCGTGCCATTAATTTTCACAGATTGCCGCCCGCGCGACGCCCTGCTGATTTTCTCCATGAAACCCCCCTCGCGAAAGTAGCGTTAACGCACATTTTTCACAGCACAATTGACTGTTATAACAGTATTTTTCTTACACTGTGGCAATTTTGTTATTCCTCTACCATGCTCATATCACCTCACTCTCACTCGTGGGGCTTTTTGTAGTTGCTGATTAATCTCAAGGATAAAGGTTATGAAAAAAACGACTGCTATTTTGATGGGCGCTGCATTTCTGTTTACCACCAATACCTTTGCGGCTGAACTGCTGACGAAAAACGAGTTTGAGAAAGTGGAATCACAGTATGAAAAAATCGGTACGGTTAGCACTTCCAATGAAGTCTCGGTAGACGACGCAAAAAAAGAGCTGATCGAGAAAGCCGATAAAGAAGGTGCTGATGTGCTGGTGCTGACTTCCGGCAACACCAACAACAAAATTCACGGCACTGCCGATATTTACAAGAAAAAATAA